CAGTTAATGTTAAGTCAAGTCAAACACAGGCACACATTTTTGCTGAAATTTATAAAAAATTAGGTGGGGCATTTGTTGGGATTGATGCTACAACAGATTATGGCATAGCTGAACGGTTAAAGAAAGATTATCCGTTTATAAATCCAACACATATTTATCCAATTGATTTAAGAAAGAAGATTCCTGTTGGCATTGAAAAAGACCCAAAAACACAACAGGTAATTAGGGATAGGCAAGGCAATATTATTTTGAAGGAAATGATAGCAATTGATTTTGCTATGCAAGAACTGGAAGATTTGTTTTACAATGCTAAAATGGAAATTGGCATTGATAATAAGCTCTTTAAAGAATTTGGAGATTTTTTGGTTGTTCAAAATGGCTTGAGAAGGTCATATGATACATGTTCTAATGATGACTATCATCAGGCTTATCAAATTTTTGCAATTTTAAGACACCAATTTGAATTTGAATCATTATTAGATAATAACAATCGAGCAGATGATGGATGTTTAGGAGTATTTTAAGGAGAAAAAATGAGTGATATAACATCAGTAACAATTGCCAAAATTAAAAACTTTTTAAATAACTTTAAAGTAAATGTTAAAGTTGCTAGAAATTTTCCTGAACAGGTTGAGCAGATTGACAACGAAATTTTGGGAAATGATAAAACAGGTATGGTAGCTACCATATATAATTTTATGGTACACTCTGCAACAGTTCCTGTTAAGATTGAAACAAAAAATGCAACTTTAGATAATTACTTACAAACATGGCAATCTCAACTTTTAAATAAGGGTATTAATATTGATACTCCTATTGGTATGAGAGCCTTATCTGCTGAAAATTTTAAAGAAAGATGGCGGTCTTCTTTATTAGCTCTTAAAGTTAGATGGGAAGAAAAAGATTTTGGTGGAAGTAATGGCAAATGGATTGTTCCTACAAAGATGTGGTTTCTTAATGGTGGAGCAATAAGAATTGAAAATGAGCAAGGTGCTTTAAATACAAGAAAATATTATGTTGTTAAAGACGGACAAGCGGTAGAACTTCGTAATGATAATAAAGAATCAATTTTCATCCGCAGACCATTTACTTCTCAACATAAAAATAATGTTGTTCCTTACTTTACTCAACGTGGTACAATTTACAATGCTCTCCTATTAAATGCAGTTACTCAAAAACAAGCCGAAGTAATCGAAGCAATTATTCCTTTAATTTTAGAATTAAAAGCCGGAACAGACCGCCTAATTGAACAGGGTATGGTTGGCGAAAAACAATTAAAAGATTTGAAGAAAGCCTTAGTTGATGCCAAAAATCGTTATGATGAAACTAAAGATTTTGGTGATATGATTGCTTCCTTGCGTGGTGATGTTAATTTAGATTACTTAATTCCAGATTTGAAAAAGATTTTTGACAGTTCTATCACAAGTGCAGTTGAAAAGAAACTTCTTGCATCTTTAGGAATGATTGAATTAAAAGGGTTCTCATCTAATCGTGAAGAAGCTATTTTAAATCCTAAAGTTCTAATTGAAGAAGTTTCAGATGCAGTATTAGATTGGGCTGATTTATTAAAGAATGTTATGATTGAAATGCTTGATAGAAACATGAGAATGCATAAATCATTAGCTAACAATGAAGTTAGAGTTGTACCCGGAAAAATTAAAGCATTCATTACAGATGATATGAGAGCTTTATTCCGTTCTCTTTATGACAGAGGATTGGTATCCAAAGAGGATATGATTACTGATGTTGCAATGCAAGACTTTGAAAGCACAATTGAGAAGCTTGTAAAAGAGAAAAACCGGAAACTTCAAGATATATGCTATCCTCCTATTATTCAGAATTTAGAACAGTATCCAAACGCTGATAATATGGATGATAACAACATGGAAGACAAGAATAAGAAACCCGGAACTCCTGAAGCAGATAATTTCAATAACGCTGTTTTACAGAATGTTGATAAATTTAAAAAGGCAGAAAAAGTAGAAATTATTGCTCCTTATGATACGATTGATGACCTACCGGAAAACGTAAAGAACCCATTACCAGTAGGGGCACAGCTTATTTGGCTTAGAACATTCAATGCTATTTATAAGGAAACCGGAGATGAAGACCAAGCAAGACAGGGAGCTTGGGCACAAGTAAAAACAAAATATCGTAAGTCTAATGATGGAAAATGGGTTAAGAAAGCATCTCTTGAAGATTATGAATCAAAGATGTCTTCTTATACATATAAATATTTTCAAGAACTTTATGAAACAGCACTAGAACATGCCGAATCAGAAGATAATGCATTAGAAACAGCTCTTGCTATTATTGAAAAAGTTTCGACAAAGAATAAAGATGGAGTTCTTGTTAAAGATAAAACATTAACAAAAGCACAGATGGAAAAAGTAGAAGATGCTGATGTTGTTAGTCAAATGTTGAATTTAGAACTTAAAGAGAAAAAGTTAAGTTTGCTTGATAAACTATTAAAGGATGAATAATGGATACATTCAAGATATACGAAGATAAAGAATTAAAAAAGGTTGTTGGTGAAGCTTTGAATTTAGGGAAAGTAAAAGCTGGAACAACAAAGCGTTATACTTTCTACATCTATAATTCAAGCGTTAATCCTTTTGAGGAGTTATCTTTTACAGTAGAGAGTAGAGAAGTAAAGATTATTTCTGCCCCAAAAGAGATTCAAGAAAAATCTAATGCTGAAATAGTTCTTGAATGGCATCCTTCTGTCAATCTTCGTGAAGGATTGAAAACTCGTTTAAAAATCGAAGGGTATGAGGTAATTTCTTAATGTCTTATTTGCGTAAAGCAAACAACGCTAAGACCACTTTAAACGGTGGTATTAATTCATCTGTAACAGAATTAGTTGTTACTGACGCAACAGATTTTTCTGACAGTGGCGATTTTTTAATTACCCTTTGGGATTCTGATACATATAATGACCCTACTGATGATAGTAATAGAGAAATTTGCAAAGTAACAGGAGTTTCCGGAAATACATTTACTATTGAGAGGGCACAAGAAGATACAACAGCACATAGTCATAGCAATGGTGCTATGGTTGCTATGTTAATCACTGCTGGTCACTTTACAGAAATAGAGGATGCAATCACAGCTAATGCTGGTAGTGCTTTTGATGTTGATATAAATGGTGACTTAGAACCCTCTTTAACTGTAAATACTGATGAGTATTATGAATATGATTCTAATGAAGATTTAATGCCAATTGCATAAGGAGAATAATGGCTACAAGAAATATAGTTCCAAGAGCTAATGGTGAAGGAAATATCGGAACATCAGTAAAAAACTGGTTAAAGGGATGGTTTTCTTCTATTTTTGTAAGTGGTAACATTACAGACGGTTCTAATAATGTTACTGTTGCAGAATTAAGAAGTAATATTGATAGTCCTTTAATGCCGGAAGCATCTGAAATCAATACAGAAGATAGCGGTGTAACTGTTCAAGATGCATTAAATTCTATAGAAGAAGATTTAGCTACAATTGATGCTTCTGATATGGAAAAAGCAGTTTATGATACTGATAATAATGGAGTTGTAGATTCAGCCGAAAAATTATCTGATGGAGAATCTGGTGGAGCAAATGATGTTACTGCTTTAGAAGCTAGAACACATATTGATTCTGTAGCTAATCCGCATTCAGTTACAAAAACTCAAGTCGGTCTTGGTAATGTAGAGAATGTAGATACTACGGATGCAAACAACATTGATACGGATGATTCAGGAGTAACTGTACAAGAAGCGTTGGACGCAATCGAAACAGACCAACACACGCAAAACACTGACCAATATTTAGATTATGGTGGTGTTAATGAGATAGCAGTTACAGAAATACCAAAAGCTCTTTCTACTTATATAGAGTATTATGTAGAAACAACAGGAAATGATACCACAGGAGATGGTTCTGTTGGAAATCCATTTGCAACTATATCACATGCATTAAGTATTTGTCCAAAAATCGCCAAAAATAACGAATCGTTCATTCAAATAAATATAGGGTCTGGAACATTCACCGAAACAGTATCTCTTTACGATTTTAAATGTGCAGTATATTTATTAGGAGCTGGTGAAAGTAATACTCTTATTAATGGGCGAGTTAAACTTTATGATTGTAATATAGTTTATTTATTTGATTGTGAAGTTACAAATAGCTTTGCTCCTATTTATCTTGAAAGAAGTAAGGGATATTTTAATAGTCTAAAATTAGGCGGTGGTGGTTCATCCATAGGTATTTATGCTGATTATTTATCATATGTTTATTATTGTTCAATTTCTGATAGTGCATCACCAGTTTTTAAACGATATAAGGTTGATAGAGGTAGTATTTTAGTACACGATAATTCATCTTTTGCAAATAATGATGGAACTCTCACTTCTGGTTTAGTATTTGATAAATTAACTTTATCAGAAGCTGAATATGATAGTCTTGTAGCCCATTTAACAAACACAAGCAATCCACATTCTGTAACCGCAGACCAAGTAACTACTGATACATCAGGTGAAAATGTACAAGACCACATTGATAATGTTAGTAATCCACACAGCGTAGACGCATCCGATGTAGGACTTGGCAACGTGCAGAATGTAGACACCACTGACGCTAATAACATTGACACAGACGATTCAGGTGTCAATGTTCAGGAAGCCCTAGATGCTGTTGAGAGTGATGTATCAACATTACAGGGAACAGCACATACGCAAAATACTGACCAATATCTTGATTATGGTGGAGTAAATGAAATCGCAGTAACTGAAATTCCTAAAGCATATGTTGGCGATGGAACAATCAATTATTATGTAGAAACTACAGGAAATGATACAACAGGTGATGGTTCTGTTGGAAGTCCTTGGGCAACTGTCAGCCATACTTTATCTCAAATAAAAAAGTTTGCCGATGGCGAACAAACTACATTTAAGATTAATGTTGGTACAGGCAATTTTAGTTCAGATTCAATTGATATATTTAATTTTAAAGTTCCTATTATAATCAGTGGAAATGGCATTAACAATACACTTCTCGGAAAAAGCAGAATTCATGATTGTGATTATGTGTTTTATGAAGATGTATATACCGCATCAGGTGATTATCACTTTGAAGTTTATAGAAGTAATGCTGTTTTAGATACTATTTATTTATCTAATAGTACCTTTGGCATTCAAGCCGATTATAATGCTCTTATTTATGCTAAGTCTATTACTGCACATGCAGGATTAACTTATGGATGTGTTACAAGTCGTGGTGGTAGAGTTGTTTATGATGGAACTCCTTGGGGAAATACATTTCATTATACATCATCAACAGGGGTTGTTATCGAAGATAACATTACAATTCAGAAAACATCTTATGACAATGCAATAGCTCACAAGGATTTAACAAACAATCCACATTCTGTAACAGCTACACAAGTGGGATTAGGTAATGTTCAGAATGTTGATACAACTGACGCTGATAATGTAGAACTAGCACAATTAGGAACACCAACTTATACATCTGTACAAGATGCTATTAATTTAGGATTTTCTGTAGGACTTATTTCTGGTGGAGTAGTCACAGATAGTGGTTCTGGACAAGTTGATGTATCTGCTGGTACTGGTTGGATAAAAGTAACAGATGATGATGTCGCAGAAATTCTTTTCTTCGATTTTGACGCAGAAACTAACATAGAAATTGATATAAATACTACACGTTATGTAGGTATTGAATATGATGATGCTGGTGGTTCACAGGTTGTTGTAAAATCAGATAGTTATGAATGGGATTATGATACTGATTTTCCTTTAGCAACGGTTGTTAATGAAGAAGATGTTTTACATATTTTAAATAATCCTTGGAAAACTGGCGATGCTATAACAAACATCTTGGAACGGTTGAAAGCTGAAGGTCATGTATATAGAGATAAAGAATATGGTGGATTAGCTATTTCTGCTCCCGGTGGACAAACCATTGCAGTAACCAAAGGTAAATTGTGGAGTTTATTCAATGAATATGATATTCCAGCAGTTGATACATCAACATCAGGAGATACAGTAGAATATTACTGGTATAATGGAGTAGCTGGAACATGGCAAGATAGTGGTGTCACCCAATTTTCTGTTTTACAATGGAACGATACTTCTTTAGCGACATTACAGAATATAGATAATAATCAATATGCGAATATTTGGATTTATGCAGAAGCAGATAGTCAAGAAATTGCTCTCATCTATCCTCAAAATACATATGCTTCTTCTAGTAGTGCTGAAGCAGAAGCACCACCTACTCTTTTACCAGCACATATTTCAAAAAATGGTATTTTAATTGGAAGAATTATTATTAAACAAAATGTTGCAACTCCTGTATTAATTCAGTCTGCATTTGATACGGTATTTACACCAGTATTAGCTACAGACCATGGAAATTTATCTGGTCTTTCTGATGATGACCATACTCAATATCATAACAATACAAGAGGGGATGTTCGTTATCTTTATAAAGAGAACACTGATGCCTTTACTCCTAATGGAGATTATGAACCAGCAACAAAGAAATATGTAGATGATACAGTTGATGCATTAACCGCTTCAGATGTTGGTCTTGGTAATGTAGAGAATGTTGATACAACGATTGCAAGTAATATTGATACTGATGAATCTGGTGTAACGGTTCAAGACCACATAGATGATGTGAGCAACCCACATACTGTTACAAAAACACAAGTTGGCTTGAGTAATGTTGAAAACGTAGACACTACAGATGCAAACAATATCAACACAGATGATTCCGGAGTAACTGTACAGGAAGCTTTAGATGCAATTGAAACAGATGTAACAAGCTTACAAAAATCTAGTGTTTCTTTCGTTATTGACGGTGGTGGTTCTGAAATTTCTACAGGTGTTGCTGGTGATTTATTAGTTCCTTTTGGTGGAACAATTACAAAGGTAACTCTTTTAGCTGACCAATCAGGAAGTATCGTTGTTGATATTTGGAAAGATACATACGCAAATTATCCGGCTACTGATGCTGATTCAATTATAGGTTCTGGTGCAACACCGCCTACAATCACAACTGCTACAAAATCACAAGATTCAACTTTAACAGGTTGGACAACTGCTATTTCAGAGGATGATATTTTAAGATTTAATGTTGATTCTGTAACAACAATTCAACGTGTAACAATTATTTTAGAAGTAACGAGGTCATAATATGGGAGCTTATGCTCACTATAAATTAAATGAAAATGCTGAAAGCACTACAGTAACAGATTATGGTAGTGGTGGAAATAACGGAACTGCTTCTGGAGATGCAGATACGTTAGCTGGTGCTGGTAAAGTTCCTGTTAATGGTTATTTTTCAGGCGGTGGAAAGTTTAATGGTGAGGAAACACATTTAACTGTTCCAGATTCAGCCGATTGGGATATATTTGGAAGTGATACTGGTGAATGGACAGTAGATTTTTGGATAAGAATAGATAGTTTTCCAAGTCATATTTCTCCTTTTACACATTATGAAGATGTTAATAATAGATATTATGTTGTAATAGGTGGAACAGGAAATGCTAATATATCTATTGCTATAAAATCAGGTGGTTCAAGCATCACTACTCCTGATTCTGATAACGATGTACTCCTTGCTGATGGGATTTGGCGACATGTTGCTATGGTTTTTATTGATAATGAAATTGGGTTTTATGTTGATGGTAACCAAGTAACATATCAAACAATGTTAGCTAACGATTCATTTACTGGAAATTTCTTAATAGGGGCAACCACAATAGGAACAACATATCCTCATAATGGAGCAATGGATGAATTTAGAGTATATAATGGTAACCCATTTAATGCTTCTCCTAATAGCGGAAAAACAGACACAATAACAGTACCAACATCAGCCCATACATCTGATGCAAATACAAAGTTACTTCTTCATATGGATGGTGATGAAACGGATAGTGGAAATACCGGACACACCGTAACAAATAATGGAGTAAGCTTTGGTGGATTTGAGTTTAATGGGGCTGATGAATATATAAATGTTGATGCTTTGCAAACTGATATAGCAAGTGACACAATAGGAAGCATTGTTTTTTGGTTTAATAAAGATGATATTACTGATGAAGATACGCATATTTTTGCTTTAGGAGATACGAATGCTGGTACAGATAATTTTATAGTTTCTACTGATTATACTGATTCTAATTCAGAAATAAAAATTTTTTATAGAATAAGTAGCACAAATACATGGGTATGGATATTAACATCTGTAATAGAATCTACTACTTGGTATCATTTTGCAATAGTTCAAGATGGTATCCGACCAAAATTTTATTTAAATGGTGTTGATGTTACATCATCAGGAGAATGGAATAAAGAAATTAATACAACATTATGGTTTGCTGGTTTAAGTGGAATAGATAATGGACGTATAGGATGTTCAAATTATAACAATGGCGGTAATCAATTCTTTTTCCCAGGAAAAATTGACGATTTCCGATATTACAAAACAGCTTTATCTCCTACAGAAGTAGCTAATATCTACTATGAAGGAACTGGAACAGAAACTGATGCTTATGCTCATTTTAAATGCAATGATGATGCTGGAAACACTACAGTAACGGATGATGGGTATGGGGCGAATAATGGAACAGCCTCTACGAATACTAGCAATTTGTCCGTTGCTGGTAAAATTAATTCTGCATTTGAGTTCAATGGAATGAATGAGTATGTTAGTCTAGCGAATCTTTTTACAGATGTCTCTTCAGATACTTCTGGTTCTGTATCTTTCTGGTTCTATGCCGAGGATGTCTCAAGCGACAATACTTTTCTATGGAGTTTTGCAGACACAAATGCTGACTCTTGGTTTGGGATAAGATACAACAACGATAACGAACAAATAAGCATCTCGCATGCATCTGCTGGAGCTACCAAATGGTCTATCACTAATATATCGGCATCTGTAGCTAATTGGCATCATCTAGTTTTAGTACAGAATGGAACAAGTCCTGTTTTATATATTGATAACACAGCATATTCCACTCTTAAAAATGATACTGACCCAACACTCTGGATTGCAGGAGTAAGTGGTGTCGATAATATGGAAATAGGAGATTTATATTTCAACAACTCAACAAGATATTATTATTTCCAAGGCAAAATCGACGACTTCCGATACTACAAAACAGCTTTAACTGAACAACAGATTCTTGATATTTATAATGGTGGAGATGGAACAGAATACAACCCGGCTGGTTACTATGAATTGATTACCGGATTTCCACACAGCCAATGTTACATAATTTCATAAAGGATTTAAATGTTTAACTCATTTGGTTTTAATTCCGGAAAATTTAATTCAGTTTTAGTTTTTGAACAGGCTACTCCAGCAACAGTTAATGTTTATTCTGAAAGACAAAGAAGAGTAAGACGCAGAAGATTAAAAGACCAACTTTTTAAACTTCGTGGCTACAAGCTTTTAGAATATAAACAAGTTTTTTCATTAGTAGGTATTTTATTATTTTTAAGTGAAAATGAGTATCTCTTAGAAGGCATTAAAGCAGTACAGACAAAAGAAGCATTTTCAACGATAGGTAAAAAGCTTTTTTCAACAGAAGATGTTATCCTTTTAAGAGGATTGGTTAATTATTTAGTACATGAAGAAGTTGATGTTGTTGCCTTTAGAAAGTTTAACATTTCAGAAGAAGCGGAGATTAAAGGAAAAAAGTTAATCTTTGATTCTTTTAAAGATACAATAAAAGGAACAAAACTTCTTTTCAACGAAGAAAAAACATTAATCGCTGGAAAGAAATCAATTCAGATAAAAGACGATTCAATAATAGTAGGAAAAAAGGATATTTTAAATATTCTTGAAGCATTAGATATTCTTGACTTAGGAGATTAATTATGAAATTAAAAATGTATGCAAAAACAACTTCTGTTGCACAAGAAACCAATCGCATTCAAGAAGTTGCACAGAAAGTCGGAATTATTTTACCTTCAACTCATACAGCCCTATTTCAGTCTGTTTATGCTCCAATCGAAGTAGCCAATTTAAATGGTATTCGTTTGGCAAGACAAGCAGTTGAAACTGGTATTCAAGGATTAATAGGTTCACAGGTAAACCTTGAACATTTTGGTTACGGATGGATTGTTGGTATTATATTAGATGCTTGGGTAAATGACCAAGAAGAAATTGAAATTGTTTACTCTTTTGCAAAAAACATCTATAAAGATGAATATGCAATGGCATTAGAAGCACTTGACGCTGGAACATTAAGTGTTTCTTTTGAGCTGTTAGCTGAAACTGAAAGACAGGAACAATTAGCTGACGGTACTATCAGGTTACATGAAGTTGATTTCCAAGGTGTAGGAATGTTAATCACTCATGCACCAGCTTATCCAAAAGCCAAAACTTATGAGTATGCTAATCTTATTAAGGCTAGATTATCAGAAAATAAAGTTGTATTTGCTTCACAGATTGAAGAAAATTGCAACAAGATTTTGGAAGCTGGAAAATGGCAAACAACCTATATCAATTCTTTGCCTAATTCCTCTTTTGCAGTTATTGAGCCTTCTTATCTTAAAAGCGAAGTTGAAGATAAAAAAGCAAGACATCTTCCCTTTAAAGATATGGAAGGAAAGATTGACTTAACTCAATACCGTTATGCTTTAGAAGTTGTAAATCAGATTAAACCTATTTCTGATTCTATAACTGCTGAAGAATTACAAGCAAAAGCAAAACAGGAGTTAGATAAATATAGAGATGTATTAAAAGGTGAGAACAATGATAAATCCGAACAAGGAGGAAATAGTCAAGTGACAGAAGAACAATTAGCCAAAATCGAAGAAATTCGTGCTGAACTTGGTGATGCTGTTAAGGACATTTCTGATGAGGATTTACTCGATGATTCAATAGTAGCAAAAATTCGTGAAGAATTAGCCGAACCTAAAGCCGAAGAGAAGGCTGAAGAAGAAGCTAAAGAAACCGAAGAAAAAGCCGAAGAAACAGAAGAAACAGCCGAAGAAGAAACAGAGGAAAAGGCTGAAGAAACTGAAGAAAAGGCAGAAGAAGTCGAGAAGTCTGAACTAGAAGTTCTTAAAGAAGAAAACACCGAGCTGAAAGCAAAAATCGAAGAACTTCAGAACACTTTACAAGCTAAAGATTCTGAAATTGAAGAAGTCAGGGCTAACGCTGAAAAAATCGGACAACTTAAAGTTGAGTTGAAAGACAATGAGTTTGTTGCTGACTTTACTGATGAGGATTATCTTAATGAAGAAAAAGTTGCTCAAGCTGTAAAAGCAAAAGCAGATGCAGAAATCGTTGCTACTCGTAAAGAGGAATTAAAAGACAATGAATATGCTAAAGACTTTTCTGATGAAGATTATCTAAATGAGGTAAAAGTTGAATTAGCAAAAGTAAAGAAGGAAAAAGATGAACTTCAGGCAAAGATTCCAGAAACTAAAGAAGAAGTTAAAGCTGAAGTTGAGGAAGAAAAAGCTGAAGAAAATTTAGATACAGGTGCAGAAGTAAAAACAGACAGTTTTAAAGAAGTAATGGCTTCTATCCGAAAACAAAAATTAGAGGATAGGGAATCATCAACAGTCGTGTTGAAAAAAGACAAATAATTATTAATAATTATTAGGAGGAAACAAAAGAAATGAGTAAAATCAAATTAACCGCAGAACAAAAAACAGTTCTATCAGAAAAAATGAAAGAAGCAAGGAATTACTCTGATGCGGATAGAGAACTTTTCATTGCAAAGACAATTGGTGATGTCTATGATGTTGAGCTTCCTATCCCTGAAGTAATTGACGCAATTGCCCGGTTTGAGAGAGTTGGTCGTGGAGAGCATCTTTACTACCTAGCTCCTGAAACAGTAACAAAGAAGGTTCGCACACTAACTAGCGGATGTAATCTAACAGAAACAGCAGTTACCCCAAGTTCACGCACCGAAGTTACTTGGACAGACTTAGTTTCTGAAAAGATTTATGTTTGTTTACAGGATTGGTTACAGGGTGACCATGATGTACTTACTTTCAACGCTGACATGATTCAGGAAGCTATGGACAGACAGGAAATTTATGCTGTTCTAGCTCTTGTTGATGCTGGTGCTATAACTGTTTCAAACCTACACACTCTTCGTAGTGGCGAAACCAAATTCGTATTTCCTGACCTAGTTGATATGGCTAGAGAAGTTGCTCCTTATGGACGCAATCTAGTTCTTATCACTGGTGGAACAGTTACAACTGACGTTATGTTGTTAAACTATGATGCCAATAAGAATCAAGCTGTTTCTATCTATGATGTTGTAGATAAGCACATTCCTATTGAATCATTAGCTGTTACTATTAACGGTTCATCAACAACCGTTATGTCAGCAACAAAAGCATACGTTGTAGCAGTTTCTGATGCTAAAAAGAATCGTCCTTTGTTAGTTGCTCGTCGTCAGACAGCAGAGTTGGCAAATTCATTCGATACAGAAATGAAACCAGCTTCAAAGGAACGTATTGTTATCTCTACAGGAAACGAGATTAACATTGGTTCTAACAGCAAAATCGCTAAAGGCTTCGTAGGTTTTGAAGAATATAGTGCCACCGCACTTAACGATTATTGTTTCTCAAAATTCACTCGTAGCTAATAGTTATAGGTAATATGTGGGGAGGAGGAGAAATCCTCCTCCACCACTTCTTTTAACCTTTAATAGAAAAAAGAAAAATGATAAGACCACTAAAGTCAAAAGATTTAAAAAATTTTATTTATTATTGCCAAAAGCGTGATTCTTATGGAGATTTTTATATCACAAAAGATAATAAGCGTTATTTTCTTACTGATGCTACTGTTGCTAAACAGGTATTTAACGAATGCATGAAATGGAATAATAAATGCTATGTGAAGGAAGACTGTGGAGAAATAAAGGCTGTATTATTAGTGGTCGGCTATAAAGATAAGTCAGAACGAAAATATATTAAAGTGCTTTCTGATAATCAAACAGATTTCCAAGACCTTATTAATTATTTAAGTTGGCAAAAATTAAATGCGTTATTTATCAAGGTTAATATTAAAAATAGGCACTTTATTAAATTTAATGTAAAAACAAAAGCTTATAAACCAGCATATATTTTAAGAAAAAATGGTTTTGAAATTATAAAAGTAAGAGAAGACAAAAACGAAGTTTTATTGAAAAAAGAGGATAAACCTTATGGCACTTACAAACACAGTAGCAAGTATAACGTCAATCGTAAGAGGGCTGATTCAAGATACATTAAGGACTGATGGAAGACAAGTTTTTACTTATTCTTCTGACAATACCTTTAAATTATCAAAAGATTATGTATCCTCTGCTACAATTGCTGTTACAATTAATGGAGTAGCTACATCTAGTTTTACTTATAGCTCAAGCACAGGTTATGTGACAGTATCCGCATCTTTAACAGCAAATGATACGGTTATTATTACTTATTCATATTACCTTGAATATTCAGATACAGAGATTTCAAGTTATATCGAAAGTGCTTTAAGTTATTTTGTGCAATATCAATACAAAAAAACCTTTGAAATATCCGGCACAACTGTTGTTGCTGTAAACGATACAGACCCAAGTACAAATGAACTTTATTTTATCGCTATTATCGCTTCTATCTTAATCAATCCACAGAATGTTAAGATTGCTATTCCGGATTTGACTATTGAAGCAAAAAGAGATAAATCAGACCAAGAACAAATTAAAGAAGCATTTGTACATTTCCAAAGCTATTTGGGGGATATTACAACTGAATTGCGTGAGGACATATCATGAGTACATATAAAATAAGATACAATTGGGATGATGATGAGAAGTTTTATCAAGGTGATACTTTGAGTTTTCCTTTTGTTGTTCGTGACACAGATATTACTGGATGGACTTTAAGGGCACAATTTACTGATGCAGATGGCAATTACACAAAAATGGCAACATCTGATGTAACAGGTGGAAGTGATGATGAAATAGAAATCACTGATGCAGAAAGTGGTGAATTTACTGTTACTGTTGCTAAAGATGAAACGGATAATTTTTGCCACGATTGCTATTTAGAAGTAGAAAGAGAGTTAGCATCAGGGGTAGTCAAAACGATTGCCAAAAAATATATTTACTTAGAATATGAAGATGTAGATTGGACAAGCGAATAATGCCATTACCTAATATTAATAAAAAAGTATTTGATGATATTTTCCGCAGATGTCACGAAACAGCTTTGGTTACATTGAAGAAGTCAAAAACAAAAGGAACAAGATACGATAAGTATCGTGATACAGGATGGACAGAAACATATATGAACGCTATTCCTGTTAAGATTTTAAAGAAAACAATTAGTGGGTCTTCTCTTTCCTATCAAGGATTAGGAGTAGCCCAAACAGGGGCTTTAGCAATAATTGTTTCTGATGATGATGTGGAATTGATTAAAAATGCAGAAGCAATTACTATTGACAGTAACGCATATTACGCTTATAGTGAAGCTGTAGGAAATAAGTTTCTTATTTATCCAACAACTTATTCTTCTTATAGTAAAATTATTCTTTTTAGGCGAGATACATAATGGTTCATTATAGAGTTAAAATTACAGGTATTGATGCTGGATTTGTAAAGCGTCAGATAGACAGTCTTTATAAATTATCAGCTATACAGATTGAAAGATTAGCAAGAGAAACAGAAACTCTAATTCGTCAGAAAATTACAGAACGAATTGAAAGAGCTGGTTCTGAAGGAAACTTGGCTAATTCATTTTTTGCAGTTCAGTTGGGCGAAGCAAGTTGGGGTGTTGGCGATATTGAGTATTTGAACCAAAATGCACCTTATTGGTATTGGCAGAACTTTGGTGTGGCTCAAAGTGGAAGAAAAACACCACCAAGAAGTAGAGGTCAATTTGCTCCGGGTGTTCCACAGCCCACTGCTGGTCAAAGCGGTGGAAGATGGTATCAAAGTAGTTCCGGTGGATTTTTGATTAACCCAACGAAGCCTATTAAAGCAAAAAATTATATAGATGCAACTTTAGCAGAAGTAAATATACTTATTAAATCAGTTTTAGGAAAAGGTAAAATTTAAAAATGGCAACTTTATTATTGCGATATGGATTGAATGATAATATAGCTGATGGGCAAAATGTTATTGACAGTACAGGTAATTTTACAGGAACTGTGAATACATATACATCATGGTTACATGATACAGGAAAAGTCGGAACTGGCTGTTTTTATTTTACAACTCTTGGAAAGTATATCACATGCCCATTTAATCCACATCAAATACTAGGTGATTTGGAAGATTTTTCAATTGGATTTTGGATAAAAGGATGCACTATTGAAGGTTCACCTGTTATTGTACCATCTGCTGTTTCTGCTACCACACGTTTTCATGTTCAATTAGGCACAGTTGAAAGTGGTGGAATGGCTAGTCTTTCAATAGGGTTAGGCGACCAATATCAAACAACAGATTACATTTATGATTCAACGGATTGGCAATGTATTGTTATTGTTTGGGATAGTACAAATGAAGAAGTAAAAATTTATGTTAATAATTCTCTTGCTGATACTTTAGATTTTACAGGTATTTCTGGAACTTATAGAGATGCTACTACCATAATTGGACGTACTGGCAGTACATATTTCACAGATTATTTAGATGAATTTAGGATTTGGTCTGGAATGCTTACAGCAGATGAAATGACAGCATTTTACAATTCTGGAAATGGAACAGAAAATCTAATTGTACCTAGAAATCCAAACGAAATTGATAGTTATATGAAGGTTCTTCTTCATGGTGAAGAAAATACCGATAATGCTATGCTTAATGATGTTACGGTAGAACCAGCAAATTTAAGTTATACTGCTACAAGCAAATTTGGAAGTTATGCATTTGATTTTAGTCAATCAGATTCAGCAGATATACAAGGAGTAGGTACGGATAATTATGGAAATACATCTCCTTATGTATTTGAATTTTGGATTTATTTTCCGACATTAACTTCAAGATTATATTGGATTGTTGGCTTTGGTGCTGTAACAATATATTACAATCATACCACAGGAGATTGGGTTTGGTGGGGTAATACTATTGGAAATAAATCCCTAAGTGCTGGACAATGGTATCATGTATATGCAACTTGTGGTGGTCGTTTTGGTGCTGTATATCCTGATTGGTATATTTTTATTGATGGAGAGAAATTATCAGGTTCTACAGTTAATTCAGGAGCTACTTTAGGTTATGTTTGGACACTTGGCAAATATTCAAGCATAACCGCTAATGCTTTCAATGGCTATATAGATGAATTTTCTTTTCGCAGATTTGATGGACTTTCAACACCAGCACAATTAGATACACTTAGGCATACAACAAATTTTATACCACCAACAAAACCATATACTCATGAACTTGCTCATTACAAAATGAATGATACTGACGCAACTACTGTTATTGAAGATTCTGCTGGTGTTGTAGATGGACTTATAGTTAGCGGAACAGGAGCTACATTCACAACAACTGGAAAGATAAATACAGGTCTTAGATTATTGGCTGGTGGAGATATCCTAACTTATAATGATTTAATTCCTATAATAAAAGATGATACTGTTGGTTCAATAACTTTTTGGGTATACCCAACAGCAAATACTTGTTCTTTCTTTGGAATTGGAGATAGTGGAGATGGTGCTTATAACCAATCATATATTATTATTAGAGGACAAAATAGTTATTTTTATGCCCACCATTACGAAGGAGGTTCTCGTAATTGGAGTGCTTCCTCTCCTCTAACAGAAACATGGTTAAATAATTGGCATCATGTTGCTCTTGTACAAGATGGTGTTTCTCCAAAGCTATATCTCAATGGTGTTGAAGGTACAGTCTATGCCACTACTGATACAACTGCATGGATAGCTGATATTTCTGATATTGATATTGTCTGTTCAAATGGATATTCAAATGCTGGAACTCCAACAGAAATATCTACTTCTCATATGGATGATTTAAGGATATATAGAAAAGCTTTAACAGAAGACCAAGTAAAATCAATTTATAATGGTGGAGATGGAACTGAAGATGGTTTAGATTTATTATCAGGGATTTCAATACCAGTTTTAACACATTTTAGGAGGATGATACAATGCAATTCTTAAAACAATCCACAGCAGTTGATGTTCGTATTGGCTGTTTCATGGATATATCAGATGCAGTAACACCAGTAACTAATGTCGTATTAGCTTCTGCTGACCAAGCAGAATTACTAAAACATAATGGAGCTGGAACAACAGATATTAGCGGAAATGCTTGGTCTGCTGTTACCAATTGTGATGGATGGTACGATTTAACATTAACAACTGATGATACAGCTACTTTAGGATTATTAGAAGTTGTTATACAAGATGCAGATTTATGTCTTCCTACTTTCGCAAGATTTATGGTAGTTCCGACAAATGTATATGATTCATTCTTCAGCACCGATAACTTACAAGTAGATGTTACTCAAGTTGGCGGTGGAGCAGTTGCCGGAGCAAGTGATTTGAAAGCTGATGTTTCTGCTTTGGCTATTGAAGGAAATGTTGAAGGGCATGTAACAACTTCTTTAAATTCTTATGACCCACCAACAAGAACAGAAGCAACTTCAGATAAAGAAGCTATTACTACTGCTATTGGAAATCTGAATGATTTAAGTTCTTCTGATATAGCTACTGAATTAGAAACATATGATGGTGTGAAAAGGTCAGAAGCAACTTCAGATAAAGACGAAATTATAACCGAAGTGGATGCAAATGAAACAAAGATTGATGCATTAAACGATTTAAGCTCTAGTGACATAGATACAGCTTTGGAAACATATGATGCTGTAAAGCGTTCAGAAGCAACTTCAGATAAAGACGAAATTATAACCGAAGTGGATGCAAATGAAACAAAGATTGATACCTTAGATGCAAAAGTTGTTGTGGTTGATGGAATTGTAGATACAATTAATAGCAATTTAACAACTGTAGATGGAAATGTTGATTCTATTAAAACACAAACTGATAAAATTCCTTATATTTTAGGATTAAGTCAAGAAAATTATAGAATTTCATCCCCTGTTTATTCAAGTGGACTTTTAACATCCGCAACAGTTAAAATTTATTCATCAAAAACAGATTGTGATAATGCTGAAAACGAAATCGCAACATATACTTTAACAGCCACTTATGACGGTTCTAATCAGATGGAAACTTATAAAGTGGTGAAGGAGTAAATATGAGTGGTCTTACTTTAATAACTAAGGGTTTTTTACCTCCTGTTGAAACAGAAGAAACAACAGAAGTAGTACAGGAAATAAATATTGAATTAACAACAGATATTCTTATTAAAATCGAGGTAGAATAATGTCAGTAACTATTAATGGAAAAAATACAACAAAATTATCTTTAGTTCAAACAGAAGCCAAAAGGTTAAGTTTTTATTATGATACAGCTATCACCACTGCTACATTTGCTTTAAAGGTTGAAAATAGTGCTGGAACTGCTGTTATTTCAAAATCTGATTCCGATTTTGATAAAACAAATGTTGGTAATGGGTATGCTTATATCACGTTAAACACAACTGACCTTAATTTAGCAGTTGGTTTTTATAAATTACAGTTAAAAACCACATGGAACGCAACAACTTCTGTTGATAAAACAACAATTTTAACTCTTGAAATAACAGAAAGCTTATTTTAATCATGAGTAATCTTACTTGGCAAACTAGAAGAAATTTAGAAAATTCATTTGTTGATTTTTTAACAGATGAAGCAAACGATTTGACTATTTTTTATAAAGGGTCAAACCAAGCAATAGATATAAGAGTAGGCAATACTCCACAGGATGATTGGACACTACCTAATATATCTATTTATATAGACAGCAAAACAGCTCCAAGAGCATTTGTAGGTCAAAATCGAAGATTAGAATCCTTTCTTATGATTATTGACATTCGTGCTTTAGATGATGGAATGAGAGCTGATTTGGCTGAATGGGTAGCAACAACAATTAATGATGGATTTGATGTTTATGAATATGACCCAAATTCAGGAACACCGGATTCGCCATTTAAAGCTTTGAATGGTAAAGCTTCAATTGATTTTGTTTCCGATACAGCCATTAGAAGCACAGAGGATGCTAATCTTTTTGAAAAGTTTAGACATAGAATAACTTGCAATATTTCAATTGCAGAATAAGGAGATAGAGATGTTCGGAGATTGGAAATTTTATTTATTTATTTTAGGAGTAGTAAATGCTCTTATCACATCTATTGCTTTTTTGACAATAAAGTTTAACGATTTACGTCATCTTGCTATTGATGTTGAAAAGATTGAAAAAAGAGTAAATGATATTGACCGTAAGGTAACAGAGTTGGATAAATCCTTTGCAGTACAAGGAGAAAAGGTGTCGAAATTAGAAAAATTAGTTAGTTAAAGTATGGTCAGATACAGTTCGCAGTGCCGAAGTTGAATACAGATTAATAAATATAGTTAAAAGGAGAAATTGAAACATGGCAGACGATATTAGACACGCAAGAGCAGTAAGCCCTTACTTTCGTCCAATTATAGCTGGTTCAAATGATGAACTTCATGGATTGACAGGTATAGGGGCAGACCCAAGCGTAGGGTCAGAAAAAGTTTATGTAATTGGAAAACAAACAAAATGTGGAACAGACACAGAAACACCTGTAGTCACAGTTCCATTATCACAGTTGGAACGTGGTGAGATTGCTAGTTATCTTTGTTTAGCAAACTTAGCTTCAGAACCATCCGGGGGGCTTGATGTAGCTGATTTCAATAGCTCCTTAACCGACGCTATTTTCTACATAAAAGACGCATATGCTGGAAGCCTTGATTCAACAATTTGGATTCCACAGTGTACAGTTAATAGCATTACACTAAACGTAGATGACCCTGAAGGACGTATTACAAGGGATATCGAACTTAGCGGAGATGACAGACGTATTTTTGCTGGTGCAAACAAATGTTTAACATTCAGCAAATCTACAGTTGGTTCTGGTTATAGTGCAGAGAATTATACTATTGATATCTCTGACCCAACACCTGTAGTAGACCCACATAACGCTGGTGTGTATGTTATGTCAGTTGTGCGTGTTCGTTCAGGCGAAGCTAAAACCCTTGAAATCACAACAGATTATACATATGTTAATGGAACTACAACAGTAACAATTCTTTCTGCTACAACAGGAGATATCTATCACGTTTATTGGAGTGCTGGTACATTTCCAGCTTCCGGTGACCCAACATCAGTTGATTCTGACAGTATTTGCTTCCTCAAAGCAGAGAACGTCACTATTTTAATTGATGACGGTGTTACTGAATTAGAATTGGATAGATTGTCCTCTTTATCACTTACAGTTACATTTAACAGAATTGATGAAAAGGTTCTTGGTAATGACCAAAGAATCCTTCGTGAAGTTTCTGACAGTCCTGTAACTGTTGATTTTAGTGCAAGAGTAAAACGGTATCGTGGTGATAGAGCTTTCATGGCAAGTTTAGCTTCTGCTAACCTAGCATCAAGTGTTAAATCTTTCAGTGATGATGTTAAAATTACTGTTAAGATTTATAACAATGCTGATAAAGATATCTTCTTAATTGGTTATCAGGTTGATAATTTATCATACACAGGTGGCAGTTTTTCAATTAGTGCTAACGAATTTGGCACAATTGATGTTTCTGCTGAATCTGATGATGTTAAGATTACAACAACAGTAGGCGATTTATAATAAAGTAGTTTAATGCTTGGGGAGGGAGATAACCTTCCTCCCCTTGCAAAATGTAAGGGGAATGTATGGACAAAGCAACTAAGGAATTTATTAAAAGGATTTGTAAAGACCAGAGCCGGAGTTTGGTTGGTAAGGCTTGTAAACAGATTGAAGTTTTACAAGAACAACCTAATATTTCTGAAGTTACCAAGAATGTGCTTGGTCTTCAAAAGGCTCTTTTAAAAGAACTTATTTACGAAGAATTTCGTACCCTTCGCAATACCATTGTGTTTTATGCTGAAGGGAGAGAGTATAAAGAGTTTCCTATATATACCCCTAAGTCAGATGAATAATCTAGGCAATAGGGGTTTTTTTATTTAAAAAGGGAGATACCATGAGTGAACCAGAAACTGACCGTCTTAAAATGATTGAAACCGAACTTGCTTACCTTAGAAAAGCTATTGAAGAACTTAAAGAAATGAGAACTGTTGAAATTCACACACATTATTATAATGATTATTCTGGTTTAGCAGATAAAATGATTAGTATTGAAGACCTTTTAAAATTAGATGAAGATGATGAAACCCAGTATGGCTTTTAACAATTAAAGGAGAATAGTATGGAAAACGAAATATTATCACAAGAAAAGAAAGCAGAAATCCAACAGACTTTAAAGGATTTAAATTTATGCACTTCAACAAGAGCTTTGATTGAAGATAATAAATACTTATTTTCTTATAAAGACGCTACTTATAGGGTTAGAATGCCTAGTCAGGAAGACCAGATTGTAGCAGAACGTATTCAGAACAAAGAAAAGATTAAACTTTATAAGGATAAAGATAATGTTACAAAGAAGGACTGGATTAAAATATTAAAAGAATCTCAAAACATTGATATTCCGGCATTAGAAAAAGAAAAAGAGCAGATTTTAAGCGAATTAAGAGATGCAATGCTTGAAACAGCCCTAATACCTTCTGATGAACCTGAAAGATTAGCAAAAGCATTGGAAAAACAAGATGAAATAAACACAAGATTTCAAAATATTTTAATTGATATAGCTGAATATTTATCGCCTTGTATTGAATCACAGGTTAAAGTTGAATATTATAGATATCTTGCTTATATGTGTACAGAAGAAGTTGTTAATGATAAAACAAAAAAGATTTGGGATTCCTTTGAAGCTTATAAAAAAGATGAATCTGGATTATCTACTATAGCTTTAGATGGAGTTCAATCTTTACTATTGAGCTTAACATAATAATGAATATTGAAGATAAGATTAGACAACTCGCAAGGTCTTCTTATTGGCAAGAGATATATACTTGTTCAAAAGACTGTTCTGGAATTAATATATTTAAAAATCGGAATACCTTTTCAGGATTACAGTATTTATTTCTTTATTGGCTTCGTGTCTATTCTATGCTTTATTCAGAACTATCAAGTATGGAGTGGGAAAATCTTGATGAAAAAGTAATAGATAACAATTCCAGATGTGATGCTTTTTTATATTGGAGAGCCAAAACGATAGAAAAAGATTTAAGAAAAATGAAGCGTGAAGAACGCAAACAAAGAAACAGTAAAAAGAAAAATCAGTTTGACATTCCTATTTTTTCTGGTGTAAAAAATACTGAAGATAAAGAAGGTGACGAATAATGGCTTTAGGTGACAGAGTAGTTATACAATATGATGCTGACATTTCAAGAGCTAAAAGGCAAATACAGGTTCTTGATTTAACAAATAAAACATTAGCCAAAACTTTAGGCACAGAGTTTGTAAAAGGGGCAAGTGTTGTATCTAATGAACTAAAGAAGATAACTTATAACGCTAAAGGAATTAAGCTTGGTGACGGAACAGTTGCAAATCAGCTTAGAACATACGAAACTGTTTTAAAAGGTGTAGATGGTAAATATAAAACTTTAACAAGAACTGTTGCTGGTTATGGTAAAAATCAACAGGTTGTTAATCAAACAGTAAAAAATGGAGCTAATGTCACAAGAAGTTTTGGTGATAACTTAAAAACTCTATTAAAACGTGCTGTTTTGACTATCCCTGTTTGGTTTGCTTTACGTCAAGGTATTGCCACAGTTTTTCGTACAATCAAAGATGGATTAGCCACTATTGCTGAATTTGATAGAGCAATGCAAAAATTAAACCGCAACTTATCTGCTACTTCTCCGGGTTATGATTTTAGTGGATTACAAGACCAAATCGAAGAATTTTCTATTAAATCTGGTAGAAGCGTAACAGAAGTTACTAATGCTATTCAGAAGTTTGCTACTGTTGGTTTTACACTTGAAGAATCTTTAGCTGGTGGTATTGGTTCTTTGAAATTAGCTGTTAATTTATTTGGTGAAGGTGAAGAAACTGCTAAAGCTTTTGCTCGTTCTTTGCGTGTTTTAACAAATAATCTTGGAAGCACAGAGGAAAAACAGTTAGCTATTAAGAATGCTCTTGCTTTAACAGATAAACTTTGGCAAACAAACGCTTTTGAAATCACAGAATTAAACCAAGATTTAGAAAAATTTGCTGGTACAGCTAACATAGCTAATTTATCTATTAATGATACTCTTGCTGTATTAGCCACTCTTAGTACAGGTGGTCAGGCAAAGAGGGCTGGAAGATTATTAAGAACAACATTATTAAGTGCTTTGGCTGATATTCAAGGAATATCTCAAAAATTACAATTAAGTTTTGACCCAAGTACCCAAGGAACAACAGAATTTATTCTTGCGTTAGTTGATAGATTATCCGAACTTAAAACAGTTGATGAAGTTCCAGCCGATTTAGCTGAATCATTAGGCGAATTATTTGGAGCAAGAAGGACTGAAATTATTGCATCATTAGTTTCTTTGAAAAACGTATTAAGAGAAAACCTTGCTTTAAGACCAGACCTTGAAGCATTTGACGAAACATTTAATAAACAAACAGAAACAATTAGTGGTTTAACAGACCGTTATAAAAACTTAAATAAACTCATTGGAAAAGCTTTTACAGAAGGATTAGTAGGTGGTGATAAATATATTAATCTTTTAAGAAAAGTTGTTGGGGCACAAGAAGATGTTGAACGTAGTGCTGAAGCAATGGGTTATACAATTAAAAACGCTTTAATAGCTGGAGGAATTATAGGTGTTGGTGCGTTTCGTGCCCAACTGTTAGCTTTTGCTACTGCTACAGTTCCAAGTATCGCTAAAAAAATTGTTACTGGTTTAGCAACTCCTCTTGGAGCAATAGGTGTTGGTATCTTTACTGCTCTCCAAGTTAAAGAACAAGCAAATAAATTAGAAAAAGATGCAAAAGCTACTCATAAGACCTTTGATAAAATAGGTCAGGATATGGCTGGTGCTATTAATAAAGGGCTTAAAGGAAATCTTTCAATAGAAGAAATCGAAGCAGTTTTAGCAAAAATAGATGTTGCTGGAACAGGTGCAAATTTAGGATTAGGTGAAGGTGTTAATATTGAAAGAGTAAGAGCTGAATTAGAAAAAATACTTGCAAAACAAAAAGAAGTAGATAAAGCTCAAAAACAATCAGAAATTAATGATAAAAAGAAAGAAGATAATTTTATTCGTCAGGGCAAATTACAAGATGTTATTATTAAAAATACCCTTGACAGACTAAAATTAGAAGGAGCTTCTACTTCAGAAATTCTTAAAGCAGAACAGGCATTAAATAAGCGTTATAAAAAAGAAAAAGATATTTTTGAAGTATTAGATGACCAACTTAAAAAAGAACAAGCTATCAATGATGAAAAAGAATTAGGTACTGATTTATCCGATAGAGCCAAAAAACTTTATGACATTGCACAAAAATATGGTGTTGATATGGCTAAAGGATTAAGTGATGTTTTAGCTGGAGATGTAGATTTTAGTGCATTTGTTAAAAAAGGTGGTAAAGCTCTTGATGTCTTTAAAGAGAATTTTGGTGATATTTTTAAAGAACAACAAGCATTATCGTTTTTTAAAGGTAAAACACAGTTTGGCTTTCAGGAGCTTAAAGGCGGACAAAAGATAAATGTACCTGTTTCTGATAGAGGAGTTGTTGGAAGAACAGATATAGGACAGACTGTAGCACAGCAAGAGCTACAAGCTAGGAAAAATTTACGTTTAGAAGAAGCACGAAGAAGAATGGATAGTGCATTATCAAGCGGAAAAACAATGGCAGTTTTAGCTCAAGAAGCACAAGCTAAAAAATATGGAACTCCTATACCACAGACAGGCACAGTAGCTAAATCTGAACATCATGTTACAATGGATTTGGTTATAGATGGAAAGAACTTTAGTATTGGTTCTACTTCTAAAGAAGATTTCAAAAAAGCAGTATCTGAAATTGAACCAAGAATTGTTTATATTTTTAATGAACAGCTAGATAAGATGTGGGATAGAGTGGCAAATAACCCAAAAGAAAAAGGGGCTAAAGTCATAGATAATAAAATAGAGGACAAATAATCATGGCATACATACCAACATTTAAATTATATGATTCAACAGGAACATCATTGCAGTATACATTTGAATATGTGACTGATATTGATGATTTCCAAGACCCTCAATCTTTTGTAGAACATACTTCTCTAAGAGGACAGGGGTCAATTATTTCGGCTGGTTCAACAGAACCTTGGGATTTAACATTAACTTTTATGTTAAAAAATACCACATATGCCGGATTAGTTGCAGAAATGAATGCACTTTTAACAACTATAGCTAAAAATACAAAATATGTGTTAAAGGTTGGTTTAACAAGTACAACAACAAAAGATTATAAGGTGAAAAGATTAACTTCTTTTCAGTTTCCTTTAGATTCACGAAAGAAAAGAATAACTTGGCAAAGAGTAGTCTGCACATTTCGTGTAGATGCTTGGGCTTAACAAAGGAGAAATAGTATGGCTTTAAAAGTCTATGTAAATTGTGATTCAACTGATTCACCACAAGGAACAAGTGGGGTTGAGTGGGTTGAGTATGCAGAAAGTTCAGATAAACTTATCTTTACTGCTGGAAATAGCGTAGTAGCAGATGGGGAAGATGTGCCATCACAGGCAGAACTTATTTCTGCTGGTGTAATATTAACAGGGGCACAAATTATCATGGATACATATTTACTTCAAGATACAAGTGCAGATGAATTAAAAGATATACCAAATATGGGCAATGTTAATAAAAGGTATGTTCTTTGTTTTGCATTTGACGCTTCTACAGCATCAGAACCACAGTTAGAAGTATATGATGATGATAATTTAAACACAGCAACAGGAGCAATGCTTGGAAGTGGAACACCATCTTCAAGTTTTATTCGTGGTGTTGTAACAACTTCAGGATTACCCGGAGCTGGATGGATTACAACCGGAACAAGAATGGCTGGAAGTACAGACGGAAATTATTTGGAATTAAATGATGGAAGTGGTTATTTAAGCACAGCTACCAATTTATATGCAAATATATGTGTAGTAATTCCAGCTTCTCAAACAACTGGATTTAGTGCAAGTCCTGTATTTGTAGTTAAATGGTTAGATAATTAATAAAGGATAAATAATGACAATCACAACTCAACATAGTTTTTCAAGCAATGAAGATGTCACTGCTATGTATTCTGATACAAATAGCAACCATTTATGGACAGCTTTTGCACAGAATAGTAGTGATTATTGTATTTTGAAAAAACAAGGATGTCTTGACCCTGAACAGACATACTATAGTTTAAATAAATATGTGGATGAAATTGTGGCAATTGCCGGAGATGCAACCTATATCTATTTAGCTTATTCAGATACAACTTTATTGGGTGAAATTATTTCAGCTTCAAATCCTTTAACAACAACCGTTGAAATTACAAACCCTGAATCAGAAGACCCTGTTGATGTTTTAATAAGTGGCTCTGATTTATGGTATTTGTTGCCCGGCTCTGCAAGTGGAGCTAATGCCAAGCTTTTAAAATACAACACATCCGGAGTTCTTCAAACAACTGTTGATTTAACAAAAAGCGGAACTACTATCACAAATGCTAAGTCAATGACTGTAGATGGAAACGGAGATATTTGGATTGCTACTTACGCAGTTCCTTCTACAATTGTAAGAGTAACAGAATTATCCGGTGGTACATATGAATTTACCGAAGATACATCATTAATTACTTAGGAGAAATAATGGATAAAATAGTAAAAGAAATTGTTACTAAAGAAAGTTTTATCACAGTAACTTTAAAAGATGGTAGTGTACAAAAAATACCAGCTTTAAAAAAATATACTTATTATACAGATGGTTCAAATGATTTTGAAGTGAATATTCAAAAACCTTTAAAATTAAGTGGACAATATCAGGAGGAATAAAAATGGCTTCAGGTGTTTATAATAGAGCAAAAGCTAATTTAATGAATGCATTAATGGATATGGGAACAGGTGGGGATACAATAAAAGTTCTTTTATTGGATTCTAGTCATAGTTTTGACGCTGATGATGATGTTCTCGCTGATGTTTCTGCAAATGAAGTAGAAACAAGTGGTACTGGTTACGAACAAAAAACATTAGCCAATCAGTCTGTTACACAGGATGATGCTAATGACGTTGCAAATTTTGATGCAGATAATTTATCATGGACATCAGCATCTTTTACAGCTCGTCATGCAGTTATCTATGATGATACAATAGGAACAGATGACCTTATTTGTTCTATTGATTTTGGAGATGACGAGGTTGTATTAAACGGAACATTTCAAATTAATTGGTCAAGTAGCGGAATAATTCAATTAGCATAAAGGGGTTTAAATTATGGCTGGTTTAGATAGTAATGTAAAATTACTTATACATTGTGATGGAGTAGATGAATCAACAACATTTACTGATTATTCTGCTACTGGTCACACAATCACTGCTGAAGGTAATGCCCAAGTAGACACTGCTAAACAAAAGTTTGGCACAGGGTCATGCCTTACATCAGCATTTGGTGATTATTTATCAGTTGGTGACCATGCAGATTGGGATTTTGGAGCAAATGATTGGACAATTGATTGTTGGTTATATTTGAACAGTGCCACACCATCAACAACGGTTTGTTCAAGGGTAACTGGTAGTGGAAACTACTTTTACATAGCATGGGAAGGTGGAAACCTTAGAGTAAGGGATGCTGGTGGAAGTATTGATTTTAGCAGAGCAGTTACTGAAACAACAGGCTCTTGGTTTCATTTGGCTATTGTTCGGTCTGGAACAAGTATGTATATTTTTAAAGATGGTGTTCCACAAGGTGCTACAGCAAGTGTTAGTACAACTGCTTTTATTGATAGAGCAGTTGCTTTAGAATTTGGTCGAATGTCTGATAATGCTGGATATTATCTTAATGGTTGGATAGATGAAATTCGTGTATCTGATGTGGCAAGATGGACAACAACTTTTACTCCACCAACAGAAGAATACAACGCAAATGTCACAATTACCCCTTCTGTTTTAACAATTACTTCTTCTGTAGAAACACCAACATCAGCAGTTACACTTACTGATGCATTAGTAACACCTTCGGTTTTGACAATAACATCATCTGTACAAACACCTACATTTCCAGTAATAGGTGCTAATATCAATAAAATTATAAATTCTGGAAACTATTTGTTAGCAGTAACAAATACTTCTCCAGCTAAACTTATTAAAATTGATATTTCTACACCTACCGCACCAGTATATACAGGAACAACAATTTCTGCAATAAACACTGCAAAAGATATTTGTCTTGATACTACCGGAAATTATGTTTATGTATCTGGTGCTAGTGGTCTGATTTCTAAAATCCAAATTTCTGATATATCTAGCAAAGTAACAATTGATTTAAGTGATACAGATGACGTTTATCAAATAGAAAATAACTCTAATAAAGGCATAACTTATGCCGGAACTGATTCAACAACAGGAGAAATCTATACTCTTGATGATAGGTCTAATTTTGAAATAGACACAGATTTTAAAGCTGTTTCTCAAGAAACATTTGAGATTGATTCTGATTTTAATATTGTAGATGCATTTGAATTGGACAGTGAATTTACAGCATTAGCTTATGATTACTTCTATGTTAATAGTGATTTTAAATGTTTAACAAAAGAAACAGTTGCTATTACATCTATTGATGATATAGTTCCTATTGACTTATCGGATTTTGTTGTTAAAATTGATGGAGTTACACTAGGTAATACTGACTTGGTTATGGAATCTATCGAAATAACTCACTCTGAAGGAACTGAAAGTCAAGCAACATTTACTTTAACACGAAAACATGATGATTTAAATCATACATTAGAAGGTGCATCATCTACAATAACATCACAAAATACTGTTCTTATTACAATTGATGGTGTAACAGTTTTTAATGGAAAGATTGCAGAATTGAACTGTATCTATTCAGATTCTCAAGAACAAGTTGAAGTTACTGCTTATCAAGATGAACCAACAGCAAAGGTACAAACTATTACTCTTTCATTACCAAGTGTAGGGGCTAGATTATCTTTGTATGATGTTTTATTGAGCAATCCTAGAATTTATAATCCTTATATTAACCCTAGCAATGAGGATAATCCTAAAAAATATAAAGGAATTAAAGTTGATTTAGGAACACAGATTGACCAGCATGTTACTTCATTCTTTATTAGTGATAATGGTCTTTATAATCCATTAAATCGTAGTGCATCAAGACCCGGAAATATTGCACAGCGAATCCATGAAGGAACATGGAATTCTGTTCCTCAATATACTTATTTCTGGTCACCAACTGTACAGAAAATGGGAGAGATTGATTTAGGAAGTACAATCTCAAAACATTTTTGGTTTATAGGAACATCTTTAGCTCCTGTTACTGAAGACCTCTGGATGCTTTTAAATGCTTCACATTGGCGACAAAGAAAATGGAATGATACTGAAACTGAACTTGGGTATTATTATGTTGGTGATGCCCCATATAAAGAAATCAGTTGTAGAAATGGTGTAAAAAACGTAACTCCTTATTTATATGATAGAGGAGATGGCTTATACAAGAAAACTGATGAATCTTATAATTATGTTGATTATGCAAAAACAGTAGCTGATTTAGAATATGAATTGTTAAAAAATATCAACGGAACAGTTCTTCCTGATACCTCTTGTGATTTAACAATGACAATAGATTGTTACTTATATTATAAGATTGGTTTATTAACTAGAATAAATATTGATAATACAACATCAGCAAATACATTTAATGGAAACAATGGTTTTCCTGTCAGTGCAAAATCTATCACAATCACATCTGCTGATAGGAAAGTTACCATTAACGCTGATAATTCAAAATCTCAAGAAGAATTAGAGATTATTAACTCTCAATTTCCTGATGATACAGATGACGAATATATTCAAGCTGAATCTGAATATTTAGTTGCTGGTAAAACAGATATGAAAACTGAACTAACAATTGATAATGAGGATTCTTAATGACACAATATCGTACTTTTGTTAATAAAAATAGCAAACTTAATGATATATATCAAGAAACTTTAGATATTCTCTATCGCATTTCTCAAATAGAGAAACAGAAGCCAATAGAACAGTCTGTTCCTGTATTTAAGATGAATAAAATTTATTCTCTTGATACAACTCCTACTTATTATGACCTCTATGATTGGAATGGAATAATTTATACATCTATTGAACCAGAACCCTCTACAGCTTATCAATCAGGCTATAGAGGAGGATGGTTTTTTTTATATCCAACTCAAGATTTTAGAGTACCACAAGGAATACCAGCCCACCTATATGCTCCGGGCACATCTGAAGATGATTGGGAATACACAAAAACAGTTGGTATTATTCAAACTCAACTTACGTTCCATAATATGACAGAGAGAGTTATAAATTATATGAAATTAAAATCTTATATTTATAACGATATTAATGAAACTGTAAATTGTTTAGATTTTAATGAAAGTTATAGATGGCATCAAGAAGGGGATAATTATACTTTCTATTACAATGCTTTCTTTTCTGTAGAAGATGCAGATTCACAATTACTTGTTAAAGCAGAGTTATGTGCGATTAACCCTAATACCTATGATGCATTAACAAAAGAAAAAATAAAATGACACAACATAGACCTTACAATCAACCAAAAAAATTAGATTATATTAAGGAAAAGGTTTCAGAGAATAATAAGAACCTTACTATAATAGAAAAAGTTCCTGATTTTCGTAGGATGTCAGCTCATGAATATGTTAAAAATTCTCATATTGTTTATGAATCTGATTGGACAGTATTAGAGCATGAAGATATACCAGAAGCCACATCAACAGAAGAAAATACCCTTTTGCCTGAAAGAGCAAAATATGAATTTACAGGAACAATTGCAATTACTGATGAATTATTGCCTTACCTTAAACCAGTAATTCTTGTTAAGTCAAATGCAGATGTTACTATTCAAAATGTTTTTAGTTATACAAGAAGTGGTTATATGGCTGTTCAATTTCATTTATATGATTGGCAAGGTATTACATATACATCTGGATGCGGAGCAGAGCTTTTATCACCAAACCCTTCCGAATTATATACTGCTGGTGTTGGCTACGGATTCAAATACCCTCAAGCTCATTTTCCAGTTCCTGTAAGTGAAAATCCGGTTCATGTTTTACCCGGAGAAAGATATATAGGGGCTGATAATGCTGTTTGTGCTTGTGAAGGATGTGAAACACCCGGACAGTATTGGGAAGATAGTGGAGTTGTTACATTTAATGGCTTATTAGCTTATTATTCATATGAAGATGCAGTGGATGTTGTGAATGATTGGTTTGATGATGTTTTATTTACAACAAATCCACCATATGATGCCTTTGAATTAGTCAGCGAAGAAAGAGTAAATACTGCACACCAAAAGAAAGTTTTTACAAAGAAGAATGACCAAGAGTTTGATTTTGAAATTTCTGGTGATATGCTTCAGATTTCACCAGCAACTACAGAAACAGACTATTCCCATGTTGAATACAAAACTTATAAAGCATCAGGTGTAGACTTTGAAGTTAAATTAATGATGTATTATATTAACCCAAATACTTATTCAGAAGGAAAGATTTACGTCACATGACAACTCCAAGAGATGAAATGAGAGAGAAACCTGTTTTAGAAACTGCAAATAGGTATGATAATAAAAACGATTCTACTCTAAAAAATGAATATAGTGATAGAGATAAATGGATACAAATTACCAGAGATGGTAATAAGCATATCTACTATCAAGCAAAATTTCGTAACTATTCTACTGATTTTGAAGTTATGGATTTTCTATTAGATGAAGACGGAGAAGTGGAATATGTTTTTAAATCTTGGGATGTAACTATTGCTTCAATAGCTGGTGAGGGAGTTGTAGAATCTTTAGCTGAAACGATAATGCCTTACATTACTTATAATATTGTATATCAATCAGGGATTGAGAATGAAATTGATTTTTATAATGGACAATATAATGTACAGCAAACTTCTGTTTTTGATGTGAAAGATAATACTCTCTATTTAAGAATGTCTTCCTATATAAAAAAGTATTTTGACAGTGACCCTTTAATTGTTCCAGAAGCTAAAATTCTTGTTGATTTTAAGAATCCTTCGGAATATCTAAGATAATTTTTGGAGAGCTGTATTTATTTACTCTTATCCATTCATTCTTTCCTTCAAACCACCCCCACCCAAATGCTTCATTGATATAAAACATTAACCAAAGGTCGTTTAAAGTTTGTGATTCTAAATAACCATTACAGCATGTTCTTGATATTCCAACCCTAAAACAACTCAACAATTGGAGATAGGTCTTCTTTTGATACTTTGGAAGCTGTTTGCAAAGCTCCACAAGTTCATCCTGTGTTAATGGATTAATACCTAGAGCATTACATTTCTTTATATAAGTATTAGCGAATTTCGGCATTGTTGAATAGCATTCTTGGGTTATTTAATTTACCTTCTTGCCAACCATTAAGAATTTGCTTTCCGTACTCTTGATAAATAGGAAGTTCTTTTTTAAACATTCTCTTATTTAATAAATCAATAACAAAAATATCAGTGCTATTTTCTTTTCTTCCCATATACATAAATCTACTAATACCGCTTTTTCCAAATGCAACTTTTTCAATAACATGGTTGTATTGTTTGTAACCTTCTAAAATAACTTGAGAATTATTAAATACAAAAATAGCCCGGATAATCTTCTTGGATTCATCAATTTTCATCCAATCTCTTTCCATTGTAACTCCAGAAAAGTTTGTATTATCTTCGTATTGAACTGTAAATCTTGGTTTTTCCATGATAACTCCTTATTTAAAGTAAACCCACCATAACAAATATAATTGTAAAATAATCAAAAATATAAATCCAAAGTAATTTAAAGCTCTGTAAACAGGAATAAATTTATCTCCTAAAGGTTTCTCTAATAATACTTCCCATAAATGCCCTCCATCAAGAGCCGGAAAAGGAATTAAATTGGTTAATCCACAGAACATATTAAGCAAGGATAGCTGTAAAATAAGCCAATTCATAGGAATGTTTCTAACCAAAAAGGCTACCATTTCATAATCCTTTGTAAACAATGCCTTTAAAAACTCCATGTCTATTGCAAACCCAAGCCGAATAGAACCAAAGTTTATAATGTAGCAAATACAGGCAAACAGGATATTAACAGTTACTCCGGCAATTAAAACAGCAAATTTGTTCCTATATGGATGTGCCAAAAAATCATCAGGTTCTTCCTTGGATTCCATGCCCTTTATGTCACAATACCCCCCAAAAGGCAACGGAGAAAGCCTAAAATCTATCCCCTTGAAGGTTTTATGTAAATAAGGTTTACCGAACCCTATTGAAAATGCTTTGACCCCCATACCGCATTTTAGAGCCACTAGCATATGAGCCAATTCGTGTATGGAAACTGTGATTAGTAAACAAAATAAAAACTGGTATGTTTCAATAGAGAAAAAAATAGCAATTGTTGTATCAAATATTGTTTTTATTATATTAAACATTGGGTTTCCTAACTCTTTCTAAATGAATATATTCATGCCATTTTTTGAGATTGTATTTCTTTTTCATATAATCCTTACCAATCTCTAAGTTCTTCTGACGTAACTGTTTATATTCTGTTTCTATATTTGAACGATACTGACCTTCACAATAATCTGTAAATCCTACCTTAAACCCTTCTTGTTTTAATCTCCAAAACCAATCACCATGCTCCCCCATCTTCACATTATCATCCCATAGAACAGAAGCTAAAACCGGAGTTTTTGCCATAAAGAAATTCCGTATTACATCACAAGTATGAACCGTTATTTGCTTGTCTGTATATCTATCTAAAAGAGCATTAACCGGATGCCTTTCAATAAAATCAAATACAAATGCTTCTTGTATATCTAAATAGGCTTCCCAAGAAATACGTCCTTTTAATTCTAACCCAACAACATCATACTCCTTAAAGCAAATAAATAACTCATTTAATTTTTTCATTGATTCTGTGAACATAATACTATCTGCTGAAATAACACAATAATCTGCTCCTATTTCCATTGCTTTCTCAACAAGCTTATTTCTTGCATAAGATAAACCACAATCATAAGGAAGTTTAACCACTTTAAATCTATCCTGATGTAAATCATCATGTGCCTTTGCACAAGCTGTATGATAGAAAATAGTTTTTTCTTCACTATAATCTTCGATATTATTCTGTTCACCAATAAGCACTACCCAATTGTCTTGATAAACATCAAGTATCGAATTAAGTGATTGCATTAAGCCATTATCTTTTAGAATTGTAGGAATACAAATTGCGATTTTAGGTTGAGTATCCATATTCAAAAGCCTTTGACCTTATTTCTGTTGTTAATTCAGTATTGATTTTATATAAATCTGACCAATTTAATTCTATATGTTTTCTAGTATTTACAGGACTTTTATTTGGTATCTCACAATAAGGGATTTCCAATTGTTCGCACCATTCTTTATTTACATATTTTAAATCTTCTAATCTATATCGCCATACTGCTTTCTTTTCAATAAACTCATTCCATTTTAACCAAGTAACCATACAATTTTTTATTGTGTTTTCTCTATTAACAATTGGGTCTGGAAGTTCTATAAATTGAGCCATATAAATCATGCTCATTGTCCAAAGTGTAGTAGAAGATGCAATAACCTTTAAAGGATGTCTGACTTGATGAATTATTTTATCAAAATCACAAACGATTTCTGTTTCTCTGCATGGCGGTTCAAAAACTCCACTCTTAATATGTTTCCAAGAAGCAGTAAAACCATTAGGATTTCTTTTTTCGTAGGTACACGAATGTCCTAAAGCATTTAAAAGATTAGCAATATAATGTGTACCACTTCTAGGATGTCCTGTTATAAGTATATTTATCATTGTTCTGTTATACCATACTTTCTCCACCTTGTTCCATATCCATAAAAATTTTGAAGATATGGAATTACAGGAAATGGAATCTTTCTAGCCCTTCCAAAAAATCCAATCTCTTTCATTTTTGGTGGCATATTAGTAGAAAACTTAACCTTTAATTTTAAATTTAATTCTTTATAAATCGCTGACGCTTTTTCAATATCTTTTACCGCTATATGTATTGTATCTGGTGTTAAACGAGGTTCTCCAAACCTTACTGCATCTAAACAACTTGTTTTTATTAAACAATAATCAATTTTATTTTGTTCAAAAATTGAATCTAGTAAAATAAATTCTTCTTTAATTGATAAATCTTTTGTATCTGGTATTGCTATTTCTTCTATAGATTTCTTTATTGTTAAACTATCATAAACTCTTTCAAATTCTTTTAACAAATTTTGAGGAGTATACACTTCGGCTCTCCATTTTTCCAAAATCCGTTTACGATAATCTTCTATCAATGCCGGGTTCTCTAAATATAACTCTAAAGTTTCTTGTAAGTTAATGATTGATGTCTTATGTGCTGGATACCAATCTCCACTATAATTAGTCAATGGAACTGCATTGAGCATTCCAGCTTCAATAGTTGTGTTGTGAGCCTTTTCATACCTATCATCAACATCATCAATAATGATGTCACATTTGCCTTTTTCTACCAAATTTTCTTCATAAGGAAGTCCTTCGATTAATTTAAATTCAAAGTCATATTTTTCTTTAAGACCGTTTATCACAGTCATAACTTCTTCAAATCTTTTACTTCCTATACCTATAGGGCTTTTATTTGTTGGAGCAAAGCCTATAACAACATTTTTATTTCCGTTGTCATAAACTCTTAACCCAAACATCATTTTTACTAATGGAACAGTGTCAGTTGAAATATCACTGAACATTATTTTTTGAAGTGGCTGGTCTGCAACTGTTATATGTCCAAAAGATTTTAATTTATTAAGATAATCATTATTAAATTTATTATCTTTATACTGTAAAGACTGTGTTAAATTATACAACGTACTTACAACACACTTTCCTTCAAAATATTGTTCTATGTCTTCCCATGAATCGTGGTGAATATGAATAATATCTGCTTCTTTAATAAGTCTAATAGCTTCCTCTTGATTTTCTTTCCATAAGATATCATAAGGAAATTGTCTGAAAGGAATAGTTTGATTGTTTCGGCTATATTCTGCTCCTAAAATATAACGTGATTCATATTTATCTGAATACTTATTTAATAGGTTTGACACTTCATATGCACTATTGGCACATGGAATCCTTGCAATCTGAACAACTTTTATTTTTTCTTTATGTTCAGGTTTTTCTTCAATACACTTAATTTCTTTTATTGGAGTTACATATACTTTGTGTGCGTTTCTTTCTTCTTTAATATTCCATTTATCTAAAAACATTTGCACATAGTTATGATTATGCCTGAAATTACGATACTCATCACTATCTCTACCTCTTTGATGTCTACATGTAACATCTGGACAATAGCACACTTTCCAATCTGAATCTCTTTTAATACGGAGCATGTGGTCAGAATGTTCAACCAATTTTAAATTGTTGTCTAATTTAACATCTTCTAAGACTTTTCGTTTGGCTAAAAAGAAATTAAGCACAATGTCTGTATAATAGTATTTGTAATTCTTAACATTCTGTTCTTGATTCATTTTTTGTATTCTATAAAGATGATTAATTCCACCCTTAACTTCAAACATTAAGTTTGCATGATATGGAGGTCTTTCATCAATATCTCCACCAACAATTCCGTTTTTCTCTCTATGATTTAAAATTTCAATCATTTGAGTTAAATCCGTTTTTTCGGTAAACTCAAAATCATCATCTATAATCATCAGGTATGGTTCGTTGCTTTGCTCAACCAAAAAGTTCCTGTTGTATGATAGCCCGGAATTGTAAGGTGTTTTAAATATCTTATGTCCGTTTGCTCTTAATTGGTCATAGAATCTTTGTTTTTCTTCTGACCATTCTGGATTTCCTTGGTCAGCAATATAAATACGAATCCATTTTCTGAATAGGTCATCTTTATCGCAATACTGTAATATCGAATTTACTTCTTTAAAAAGCTTGTCATCTCTTAAAAACGCTGTGATTAATATTCCTATGGTTCTATGCTCCGGATTTAAGCCCTGTCCATATTCATGATACCATTTTGTAACAGGAGTTCTCCATTCTTTCCCATATTGTTCTTCTAATACAGCTTCCGGATTATTTGGAACAAAGAAAGTTTTTCTTTTCATTTTGATTGTTTTCAAAGGAAAAATATTCTCTTTTAATCTTCGTGTTTCAGATTCTATATTAATCCCTCTTTGCATTGGGTTACCTAAACATGCTTGAGTTGCTAGATATTTCCCTTCATCTGTATAGAAAAACATATCTAGATGGCATTTATTATCAAGAGTAACTGCAATTTCAGCTCTCCAATAATTTTTATATTCTAACTCAAAATGTCGGTCTATTATGGTTCTTACTTTCCAATAGTCCTCTTGCTTCAATCCAATATCAATATCATTGGCATCATGAGCAAGAAAATCTCCTTCTCTAACTGCACCAAGTAGAGTTCCACAGTCAAGGAAATATTCGATATTATTATCTTTAAGCAAATCAGTAACTTTTTTTAAAAGATGCATTTGGTCAGTCATAATAAATCCTTATTTTTCGATTTCGACAACATGTAGAGTTCGTTCCCTTTTTGGGTCTAATTCAATTAAGAATACTGTTTGCCATTTTCCAAGTACCAGTTTGCCATCTTCTACAGGAATTGTTAATGATGGTTGAAACATCATTGCTCTGATATGAGAAAAACCGTTAATTCTTTCATCCGGAGGAACATCTCTTTTCTCAATATAATCATGAGCATAAACACCTTTTTCCGGAGCAATTCTTTCTAAAAATCCTTCCATATCTTTCTTTAACAATGATTCATTTTCAAGAATAGCTAACATACATGTTGTATGTTGGGTTGATACCACTAAAATACCATCTTTAATTGTTGGCTTTAATTTTTCGGTGATGTCTGTAAAAATACCATCTGTTTTAAATTTTAGTTTCATAATTACTCCTCTACAATTATTTTATCTTTTTTTACTGTAATACTACTACCGGATTTATAAACACCGTCAAAACATCCTTGCACAACTTTTGCTATATCTGAAGGTTGCAATAAAGTGTTTTGGTCTTCATCCGGAAAAAGCTTTTTTCTCATTTTGGTTGCTGTTCTTGATGGATTTACCACCCATGCATTATATCCTTCTTCAGCCATTGATTGAACAAGAGATATTAATCCAGCCTTTGATGCACAATACCCACTCCAATCACCCCTACCTCTTAATCCGCTTGTAGACCCAATGAAAACAATCTTTGCGTTTATATTAAGTGTACCTAGCTTTGCAATATAGTAAGAACCTATTAAATTTACCTTCAACTCATGCTCCCAACTTAAAACATCTGAACTGTAAATTGATGATGGATAAATAACCCCAGCACAATCCACAATCTCATTTGGTCTATAAGTTTGTATAATATGCAGAACATCATTAAATTTTGTTACATCACAATCTTTTCTAGATATATGTTCCCCTTCAATCGCTTTTCCTATATCAGAATTTCCACCAAATATTACCCTCATTTTTTACTCCTAACTTTCTTATGTTTTTCTTCAACAGTATACTCTCCGAAACACCCCTTCTCATCAATCTCACAATAAACTACAGGATTTTCTGATGTAAACAGTTCTTGAAGTAAAGTGTTCATACCACATTCTTCTTCTGCACGAACTATCATGTAAACTTCTTCATCTGTTAATTTTCTTCGCATAATCTTCTCCTAATTTCTGTTGATGAAATTCCTTGTGTATATGGAAAATATACAATCTCACATCCTATTTCTTCTGACGCTTTTTTACCAAAAAAGTTTTTGTTGTCATCTCCTCTGCAAATAATATCCGGTTTTAATAATCTTATTGATTCATCTAAACTATCATTGTCTGTATAAATAAATGCAAAATCTACAATCTCTAAAGCCTGAACAATCCGTAATCTTTCCTCTGCTGAAAAAATCGGAGTTTTCCCTTTAATATGTTCTTTTATAGTCCATGATGTAGGAATCCCAACAATAAGATAATCTCCTAGCTTCTTAGCGTTCTGAAGCATATTAAGATGTCCTATGTGAAACAAATCTCCAACCATGAAAGTAATTACTTTTTTCATTTGTACTCCCAAAGTTTCTTTCGTTTTCCTTGATATTTATATGCTTCTTTTGGGGTCATCCAATCCTTACCATACATAAATTTTAATATTGCTTCTGGTCTTTTTGGTGCTGGAAAGTCAATACCTCTTAATGTTACTTTGCCAAAAGGAACAATATCACTTCTCTTTAAGTGTCCATGAATTCCAAAACTCAAATGGTATTTTCCATTCTTACAAAAGGAAGTATACACATCAATATGAATAACCCTATTTGGAGTTTGCACATGCATCTGTCCGGAAAAATCACCTAATTGGTCTTTTGTTGGATGGATAAAGATGCCTTGCTTAGTCCAAATTTTGCCTAACATATTGTTATCAATTAGTTTACAGCATATCTCTCTCCATTCAGCCTGAATATCTTTTGGTTCAGAGAATTTAGACATATAGGCAATATCATAATCAGTATCATGACCTATAACATCTTGGTTTCTAACAGCCCCTAATAACGAACCATAGGTTAAATAAGCATAGACACCGCATTCTGTTCTGAAGAAATTGATAAGCTGTTTCATTCCTTCCAACTGTAACTTAATATGCTCTTCGTTTCTTATAGAAAAATAGTTTTTCATCTATCCTACTCCCATGTAAATTTTTCACCAATTAAGGCTGGTAACAGTTTGTTGTAAGGTTTATAATACTCTTCTAATCGCTTGATGTCTTCGTCGGTCACTGTTGCTCTGTATTTGCCCTTTAATGCGTGGATTACCTCTGTATCATATTCGCTAATATTTAAGAACCTATAAATTTCGTTTAACACCTTCTGTGACTGAGTAAAATACTCTTCGCTTTTAACAAACAGGAATTGGCTCTTTGGAAAATAAGAAAGCCAATATTTTATCATAGGATAGTAACAGCTTTTCCCAATGACATGGTATAAAATTAAAAATGGGTGGGCTTCAATATATATCCTTTTTAATGTTTTATCTAAAAACTTTGAGAACGGATAAGCATATCCAGGTACACTCGTATGGTTATAATGAGAAATAACTCTTTTCACAGGATGTCTTAATAGAACAATAAACTTTAAATCTTTATCATATTTATAAATTTGGAGAACTGATGCTTTTCGGAAAAAATACGGAGGTGTAGATTCTCCTGTGATTTGATTTTCATCACACTTTCCTAGTTGGCTATTGTACCAATTAACACCCTTTGTGTATTTCGGTGAACCAAAAAAATACAATTCCTTTGTTCTTGCTGGAACAATCTGAGGATGCTGGCTCATGGTTGCATACAGCCCCGTTGTACCGCATTTTGAATTGCCTAAAATTATAAAGTTTTTAAGTTCCATTAGTGAGAAAGCTCCCAAAAATATTCGTATACAAGATAGAGTACAGTTTTTGTTACTTCAACCACAAGACTCAATTTAAGTGCTTCTTCTACGTTTTTTGTTATAAGAAACACAATCATTCCTATAACAACTAAATTAATTACACGATATAATAATGTTTTTCTTAAAAGTATATTCATTTTAATCTATTTCAATGTATTTTTCAATATCCGGTACTGCTGAAATAATTATTTTCCCTAATTTGGTTTCGTTTTCATACAACTCACATAATTTTTTAAACTTTTCTGATTGACCTTTCTTTGGGTCTTCATCTTGTTCATCTTTTTTAATGAAAAGAAGAATGTTTTTATCCTCTTTCAAAAGGTCATTTATAATCGCTTTTGTTGGTGTATCAAGCACTTCTCTAAAATATGAAGATATAACTGTCCATTTTCTGTGTGGTCTAGGCATTAGTGTCTTCCTCATTTAAAAAATTAATAATAGCTTCATAATATCTATCAATGACAATATTTTGAGCTTCTTCGCCTATAGACTTATCCCATAATGCCTGAAGCTGTCTATCCATTCCCATTAAAAGTCCTTTAACACAGTCTAATTTTTTATAGTTATCCATTGATTTTTTTGCTCCTTCCAATTTTTCCATCCAAATATATTTATAATTATTAACAAAATAGACAAAGCACAAAGGCTCACCCCTTCAACCCCCATGAGAACAGCGAAAACAACATAACAAATATTACCCAAGATTTGACAATGCCATCCGGATATCCATTTCATTGCTAGAAAAATTGCCCCTAGAATGAAAAATATATTGCCTACCCATCCCATTATTGATATTAAACTCATCTTAGTCCTTTATATATCCTGTATAAAACATAGACAGGAATTAATATAATTGATATCGCAAAACTAACGGTTACAATCACAAGCTCTTTCATGTAAAGCTTCCTTTATTTTATCCCTAATTGCATCATTATCAACTTTAATATCGCCAACTCTTTCATATAATTCTTCATATGAAATTTTAGGAAAAGATGTTATGATACTTTCTTCTGATACATTATAAATTTTGACATCCTTTTCTGTTGTGAACTTATCAAAATATGTATCGCTTATATCTTTACCTTTCCGGTTATATGTTCCGGTTTTATATTTCCCATCTTCTTTCTTTCCTACTCCTCTAAATATAGGTCTGTTTTCAACAACCTTTCCTCTTAACTTCAAAGGAACTGATTGATTTACATCAATAACCCCTTGATAAAAATGTGTTTGTCCGTTTACTTCGCAACAATCATAGCCAAGAAGGTATATCTCTTTAAACCCCAAAGAAACTGCAAGGCTCATAGCCCAAATCCCTACCAAATGCTTTGTGTATACTCCCTTTTCGATTGATTCTTTGCCATAATATGTGTTGCTACTTTTCAACAAAATCGTATTCTTATTGGTTAAATCTTCATTATGATTTTTTAAAGATTGGTCATAATTTCCAACCATAAGCGGTAAAGATTGTGTTTGTTCTTTTGTCCAAACATACCACTGCCAATCTACCCAAGATGTAAAAGTTGTCCGGCATCCGTATTTAAAGAACCAATTCAATCCAATAGAAACATTATTCTGTATTGTGTATTGAAGTTTTGATGGTAATCCGCAATGCGTTCTATAATATTGGCTATTCAAAAAAGGCACAGAATTGCCTGAAGCACAAATTATAATTGGATTATTCATTTTCAAAACTTTCTAATGGAGTTTGTTCTTGGTAGTCTTGTCCATTCAGACCTGTCCATTCTTTTTTCATCCTGTCTTTCAAATCCCTTGCTATCTTACGTTTTCTTTCCAATAGATTGTTTGTCCATAAGTCTGGATTAAAATCAGGTTCTAAAGTACATTGACAGCGACAAAATTCTTCAATACCTGTTTCATATAATTCTTGCTGGACTTCTTCACCACAATTTTTACAATATTTTTCCATTATTTTACCTCAATTAATTTATCTGCACTATCCAACATTTTGTTTTGGTGTGAAATCGCAATCACTTGCCGATTCATTTTCTGGTTTATTTCCTTTAAGAACTGACTTGCTCTTTCAATCCGGTCTTCACTTAAATTAGCAAAGGTTTCATCTGCAATAATAAATCCTTCTGTCTTAGGTTGTGTAAGCTCCATCAAGACAACTCTTAATGCAAAGGACACGATATTAATCACTCCACCCCCTGATGTATCAATTAAATCTAAAGGTTCATCTTTATCCGGGGTTCTAACCTTGAAATCTAAAGTCTGTAAATTTCCCCTTGTATTAAAATCCAACTCAAAAGAATACTTATCACTTTCAAAAATATAATTCAATGCATGACTAACAATATCTTCAAATCCCTGTTTCACTTTATCTCTTGTTATTTGCTGAACTAAAGTTAATAGCTGAACCGCTTTTGTATAAACTTCTTCTTGATGTTTTAATTTCTCAATTATAGTTCCACTTGTTTCTTGTTGTATTCTTAAAGTAGAGTATTCCCCTTGAAGTCTTCCGACTTTATTGGAGAATTTTTCAAAAGCTTCTTCTAATTGTTTAATTTTATCTTTCATATAATTATATCATTTAAAGTTATAGGAAATTTTTGTATTAATGGCTGAACTTTTGGTTGTCTAAGTTCAACAGATACATCTGTTGCATGTTTAGGATGTTTACAAACAGTTCCATCTGTAAATGTTGTATATACATATTTCCTTTTAATTTCTATCTTTTTTAATTTATTCTTTCCCATTTTTTACTTCCTCTATTTCCTGTATGTCTATAAAAATTCCGTCTGGTTCTTTCTTTTCAGCCTTTTTAATCGCTTCGTTTTCATTTCTTGCTTTAACCACTACCTCAATATATGGTTCAGGGTCTTCAAATACTACTAAATATTTTTTTAACTTAGGTTTTTTTGGCATTTCTCAATCTCCGCTTTAATTTCTTCCTCTAATTTATAAATCGTATCATCTAATTCTTCAGAAGTCAGTCCAAGTTCTACCAACTCTTGATTAATTTGTTTTTGTTCTTTTTGAAGATTTTCTAATCGTTCTTCCAGCTTGGCTTTCTCAAGCTTCTTATTATTAATATCTTCTTGTAATTTGTCAAATTCAGCTTTATAATCCATTAATTTCTCCAATTTTATCAAAAATTAAATCTAACACTTCTTTATCAACTTTTTGCTCTGTTGCAATGTTCTTTATAATATCTTCTACCCTAATACCTTTAAACTTAACAGAAGAAATACTGTTTAAAAATTCATCAATTGATTTGCTCTTTGCCTTTAATGCTTCCACTTTTGCTAAATCAAAAATTTCTTCTGCTGGTTTTGCAGATTGTAAAGGTATCTTCTTCCATTCTCTTTTATCTGTGTCAATCAACAGCACCGTAGGAATAATATCTCTTTCCGAAATATCCATTCTTCCAATACAGCCAATACCTAAATAAGTTGTATCACCTATTTTCTTTTCCCATTGGTCATGATAATGCCCTACTAAAACTAAATCAGCATTCGTCTTTATATCTTCCGGTACAACATGGGTTGCAAAAGGAAACTCTTTTGGACAAATAAAAGCGTGTACAACATAAATTTTAAACTTATTAGAATCGCCATGAAACATTAGACCGTCTTCTTTAATCTTTGTTTCAACATCATGAGAATATTCTATTGCATGAATATTTACTTCTTCGTTTTTAAAGTTATCCAGATAGTTGAAATACTCACTTCTCTTAATTAAATGAGCCAATCCTGTGTACTGTGCGTGTTCCATTGAATGAAATCGTGAAGCATGGTTGCCAAATAAAGAAAAAACAGGAATCTTGTTTTTCTCTGTCCGGTCTGCTATTTCATCCAGAACTCTATATGATGGCATTGGGGTATCAACTAAATCGCCACCATCTAAAATCATTTCGCATTTATTTTTCTTTGCAATAGAAAGAATCTCATCATACATCTCTAACCAATCTTCAAAATAATTAGAGATATAATTACATGAGTTCTTTCCACTTGCATGACCATCTTGAAAATAAAGAAGTTTCATTTTATTCCTCAAACGGTATAATTTTATCAGCGTATCTTTTTAACTGACAAATGATGTTAAATTCTTTCTGCACTACTTTCTGTCTAAAAGAATCATTAGGATTTTCTTTTCGCCTTTTTTCCCTAAAGGCTAATGTTTGAGCTGGATTACCATCTAAATAAACTGCAAAGTCACCATAACCATAATTTTTCATATAACCAGCAAATAAACCTTCAATAATAATTACATCAACTTCTTCTGTATCAATTGAATTATGTTCAATAATATCTGCAAATTTATGTACTCTTTTAAAATAGATTGTTTTCTTCTCTTGAAAGTCTGCACAAATTCTACTTAAATGCTCCCATTCAATCTCTTGTAATCCAACAGAATCTAATCCCATCTTTTTACGATTAGTATTTCTTAAACTTGGAATAGTGTTATAATAATCATCTAAAGAAAGAACAAAACTTGAAATATTTTTATTAAACAATTCCCCTTGCAAACAATCAGCTACTTCACTTTTTCCTGTTCCTGATGTACCATAAATTAAAACAATATTATCCTTTTTAATAGATGGTCTAATCTCTTTTGCGATTTTAAAATGTCTTTCTTCTACACATAAACGGTCACTAATCATTTTGTTTCCTCCCCGTTCTCCTCATTCCTGAACTTAACATCCCAATTTCCTTTGAAGTATCTTTCAACAATATCGCTTGTTGTTTCAACACAAAGCAACCTATCTTCCCATATTCTTTTTTTATATTTGGTGGTCTTTTTCATTCCACCCCCAGTTTATTATCTAGCCACTCTAAATTATCAAAGTTTCCTCCACATCTTCTATAGTCATTCCCACCATCTATGAATATCCCTGTTGTGTTTTGCTTATTCTTAAAGCATTTACAGGCTACAAAGTCGTGTCTATGTTTTGATTCAATTACCTCTTTACAGTTTTTACACCTTGCCTTGCTCATAACTCCACCCCCAGTTTATGTTTGGTCGGAAGGGCAGGGTTGTAATCCCTGTCCACTTACCAAGACGCTTGGCGACTCAATAAGGTTGTGGTTACGAGCCACGCTGTTTACCCTTCCGTTAGTTTATGTTTGCCTTTGTAAGTTCCTTCTTTTCCACAGGTGCATTTATCTTCAGGTTTTCCACACACATAGCATACACTCATAACTCCCCCCCCCAGTTTATGTTCATTTATATGAAAGTGTGTTCATTTGCATGAAACTTGATTTAAAATTTATGCAGTTTTATTCCCCAGTTTATGTTTGATGTCTTTAAGGCATTGGTTGAAGCCACTCATATTTGACTGGTTATTCCTTGCTTTTTCAACACTCCCATTAGGAGCATAATCAGACATTTCCTTCTCCTTCGGCAACTCTTTAGCGATAAGGTCAACAATGGCTTGGGCTAAGTCTCTTGGGTCATCATACTCATAATGAAAGTCCTTTTTCTTTATCACCTCTGCTATCTTATCTTTCATTAAAATTCTCCTTTATACAAGAATTGTCTATTTCTCTTTTACAAATTGGACAAATTTTCATTTCTTTAAGTAAACATTTTTGTCTATCTAATGAAACAGAAAGCTCTTTTTCCCCTATTTTGACTTCTCTCTGTATAGTATAACATATTTTCTCATTGTTGTCAAGTTTCTCTTTCAGGGATTTCAGGGTGTTGAACCTTTCTATTTTGCCCTGTATCTTTGCAGAATCAAGCGTAGGCAAACGCAAAGCCTTTAACTGACCTCTGACCCCTTCCAAACCAGCAGAGAGCTTCTCACAGCGTTTTTTGACCTCTAATAGCTCATTAAATGACACTACATTTTCTCTAAGCTTTTTAATTTCAGTATCTTCTGGAAAAGTGAAGTTTTTTAGAACGGTCTTTACGTTACTTATGTTTTCACTATTTTTTACTTGTAAATCCTTTAACTCTAACAACTTAGAATATTTTTCATACCTGTTTTTGATGTCATTTATGCGTACTTTTAACCGCATGTGAAGTGCTTCTACTTTTTCCTTCTCTATTTCTTTTTCATCAATTTCTTTTGACCTTTCTTCAAAATTCTCAACTTCCTCTTTATACTTTCTTTTAATGCGTAAAATGTCTTTATTGAATTGCCCAAAGAGTTTATCTAGAATATCATTTCCGGTAAGCTTATTAAAAATCCTAGCCCTATCTGAAGGACTTAAATCAAATAAAAAAGGTAAAGCAATTTGTGGCTGTGTGTTTAAATAAAGTTTCTTATCATCAAATTCTAAAGGGTAAATGCCTATCGCTTCCTATATTTCTTCAACTCCACTTCTACCAATAGCATCAAAAATCTGTTCTTTTCCGTCTTTCTCTAAAATATACCTGTTGATACTTGTGCTACGAACTCTTGTTACAATAACCCCATTTGAAAACCAGCCCTTAACTTCTGTTTTCTTTGTTCCGGTCTTACGAATACCATCACAAACATTAAAATCACAGAGAAATTCTATAGCTCTCCTGACACATGATTTACCAGCATCACTTGAACCATATAAAATATTAACCCCATCATTAAATTCTAAAACCAGATGGGAATGTTTTTGAAAATTTGTAAGTTCAATCTTTTCTAAATTAATCATCACCTTTATACCAAAGTTCAGGATTAAAATCCGGATGCAATGTTGATTGACAGTCACATTGTTGTTCTTTTCCTGTTTCATACATAAAATCAACTACATTATAACCGCATTTAGAACACCATAAATCGGTATACTCAAAATCTGTATTCATTTAACCCTCTCATATTTGAATTGATTGTTTATATTTTCATGAAAAAATTTGCCCTTACTCTTTGCTTCCTTAAATGCATTGAATAAATGAATCGGTACTTGGTAATAATCGTATACTCTATCATTCTGAAAAACAACACGAAGCTTGGATGTTTTTCTATTCATTGTGATATAAATATCTTCTTCATATCCAATTTGCTTTATGTTTGTACTATTTACAGAAACCATTTCCATTATAATTCTTCTCTCAATTGTGGTTTATTATTTAAAATGTTGTACTTACATTCATGTGTAAACTTTTCTAATAACTGAAACGCTTTCTTTTGTGCTTGACTAAATGATTTAAATAGTTCTTCTTCCCTTAAATAAGCTCCTGTATGGTCTATATAATAAACTGTTCCATCCTCCTCTTTATAGGCATAGTCTATTCTGACCACATCAATAAAAAATACAAATGGGTTTACATAATATAAAATATCACCGGAAGAATATTTCATTTCCTTATCCTTTGCGATACTTCTATGAAAAGTGCAATAAAACTCCAAGCAATTAATCCACTAAAGATAATTATAAACCAACTCACAACACATAGAATTGTAATAATGTCTGTTAAGAGTTGCATGAATGACACCCATATGGTCTATCAGTTTCTTGTTTATTTTTTGTTGTACAAGGACAATTGAATACACATTTCTTTGTACATCCTTCACAACCCTTATGTTTTACTAAACCTTCTTTTTTTCTAGGTGGTTGCATATTATTGCTCCTTAGATTTTTTGTAATCCGTTTCGTAAAAACCTGTTCCCTTAAAAATAAAACTTGGAGTACCTATCAATCTGTGCATATGTTTGTGACATTTTGGGCAAACTGTTGGGTCATTTCTTAAATCAACAGGTCGAAATGCATATTCTATATTACCACAATGTTCACAATTATACTCGTATCTCATGGCTTCTTAACGCTTCCTGGTTTTTTAAATCCACGTTCACTTGTGTACTTTTCATCAAACACTCTTTGTTTTCTTTGTAATCTTTTAACTTTATTTCTGTGTTTCATTCTTTTTCTCCTTATTTCCTGTACTTCTAAATGGTGTTTTAGAGTAATGTAAAATGTTTTTACCATCCCTATATTCATATAGATATTCGGCTGGTCTGACCTCTCTTGTCTTACCATACTTATCTGTTAAAGTAACAGCACCAAATCTACGCATTACTCTGTCCTTACCCTTATATTTGACAGTAGTATAAACTGGTTGAACATCTTCTACAAGTTGGATAGGTTGCATATCATTTGTCCTCTTTTTTGTTGCTTTTGTTTACTTTCTTTTTCACTTCATTATATATTCTTAAAGCATTTTTTTCATGTTCATCTAAGTTTAAGGTACGATAAAACTTATCTTTTCCGTTTCGGCTCATGAATCACTCCTATTAAATGGATTCCAAGGGTTAAAAAAAGGATTTATTTTTACATAGACCCTTCCTGTTCCCTTACAATGAGAGCATTGCTGGTGGTCATCTTTAAGCAAAGGTATATTTTGACCTAATAACTTACTGAAAATATTTATTCTGCTTTTTAAAATAGACAGCTTTCCTGTACCATCACAAATAGGACACGTTTTAAATGTTAATGTCATAAATTTTCTTTCTTATTTATTTCCATCATATAATTTATCATTGTGAATAAAACGTCCATCTACCACTCTTTTTAAATCAACAAAAAAGTATCCTGTTTTCTTTTCAACATACAATATAGCAAAACCATGTGTCCATTTATGAGGTCTTCCTCTCATATATTCTGGTGCTAAATCACAGCAACATCCTAAGTTATATCCTCCCATTGCTAATGTTCTAGCTTCTGATGAGGAATATTTTTCTGCTTGTGTGTGAGTATGTCCAAACATCACATTTGTTTTTAATTCATCAATATGTTTTTTTGTTGAATCTGATGTTGCATAAATGCCATGTGTTATACTCAATCTTCCAAACTGTTCTATATGATTATAAGGAAATACTTTATAACCTCTTTCTGCTAACTTTAATTCAATTGTTGGGTCTGCAAACCCTTCAAATGCTGGTAATTCTTCAATAAACTGATTATACCAATCTTCATGATTTCCCCAAAAATAATACTTTGATGCATTTTTAGGAAGTCTTTTATCAAATTCATCTAAAATGGAATTTGCAACAACATAATCTTCTAGTAATCTTCTTCCTTCTAGTGTCTTTCTTTTATTTTTTGTCCAATGACTTATAGGTTCAAGGTCTACAAAATCTCCAAGATTGATGACACCATCAAAAGGTTCATCATCCATTAAATCTAAAATAGATTTCAATACTGCTTCATTATGTTTAGGTGCATGAACATCTGCAATAATCATGTATTTTTCCCAACCTGTAATTCCTGAACCTTTCTTTTTCTTTGATTTAGTTACTTTCCAACCTAATGTGCATTCCTTTTTTAACTTTTCAAATGCTTTTACATCAATAGCTTCTAACATTTTTTGCATTGAACTAGAAGAAGCTTTATCTTGTTTTACTTTCCTATAATGCGTTAAATTATACCGCCTTAATGCATGTTTAACAGCATCATATGTTACGTTTAACTCTTTGGCAATATCACTAATAGAAAAATTAGGATTTGTCCAAAGGTCACGCAATATATCAATTTTATCTTTTGACCAAACTTTATGTGCTTTAGCCATTGTTACACATCTCCTTTATCAAACCAATATTTGTATTCTAATAAAATATATATAAGGACACTAGCAACTGTGCCTAAAAAATAGTATCCGAATCCGATTGCAATACCAACCGGAACAATACCAAAAATAGCTGAAGCTGTTGTTAATCCATCAACTTCACCTTTATGATGTATTACAACTGCACTGCCTATAAAACCAATTGATGCAATAGCATAACTAACCATTCTAGTAAAATTAATGACAACTCCTTCTGGTCTTGGCATCTTTAGCAATTCTAAAGAAATTAAGGCAATCAAGCAAGACCCAAGGCATACAAGAGCAAAGGTTCTTGACCCACCATGTTTATCCTGTTTCTTTCTTTCTCTACCAATAAAGAAACCTAATAAACTTGCCAACATTAATTTTTCTAAAATAATTAAATAACTCATTTTATTGCCTGTGGCAGTACCTTTCTTAAAAAGGTTCGTACATCTTCAATACCTTCTCCAAGTGATTTCATTGGGTTTTCTCTTTCAACATTTATATATGCACCCCATATTACTCCAACTAATTGCCCATAATCATTAAAAATTCCTCCACCAGAACAGCCGGGAATTACTTTCATATCATAAATAACCCAATCTCTAGTTTTTAATATCATTGTTCCTTGGGTTGTATATCTAACTGTACTAGGATATCCAATAAGATAAGTTTTGTCACCTTTTCTTAATGGTCTATAAGCCAAATTTGCCGGAATTTTTGTATAAATTTTCTCTTTCAAAGTTATCAATGCCATATCATCTTCTAAAGATGTTTGCCATCTATAAGCCATATTATTTTCAACATAAACTTCTAATGCACCTTCTACACAGTGTTTTGCTGTAATAATGTATTGTGCTTCTTGGTCTTCATAAACCATTGTTCCACTACAAGTGCCAAGACCTTCTCCTACCATAACAAGAGAAACAGTATAGTCTTGAATTCTGTCAAACATGCTAACTACAACCGTTTTCGGTTCTGCTTCCGGGCTTACCAATGTTCCAGAATAAGCCATTGCTGTGCTTGTAACAAATAAAAATGCAAATAAAATTGTTAAAATCTTTTTCATTTTTTCTCCTTGCTGATTTGGCATCTAAGTATGTAATTTTCCTCTTTGTTAGCCGGAATAGTTAAGATGAGTGTTGCCAATGTTTTCAATTTTCTTGCTTTTAAATAAATAGATTGTACTAATTGCTGTGTTATTCTAAAAGAAGTCTGTCCTTCTTTAACTGATTTATAAACAATAGAGTTTTTAAATGGTTCAAGTACATTTTTGAATAGTTTCTTTGTCATTTTAAAGTATCTCCTGAAAATGCTATTTTCTTTTTACCATCAATAAAATAATAAAAAGTTTCTTTATAAATTCCAGTTCCGTCACAAGTAGGGCATTTACTGTGTATAAAAGGAATTTCGTTTTGTTTTACTGATTTAAATGTTTTTTCAATTAACCCTGTTCCAGAGCATTTGTAGCATTTAAACTCAAGTATTTTTTGAATGACTTTTTTCATATTATGAACCAATTAATAACATTCCTATATTTATACCAATTAAAATCAGGTTTATGTCTTGAATTATATTTGTTTGCATTCTTCACCTTTCACTACAAGTATACCATATTTAAGGGGTTTTGTCAAGTTCTATAAAGGGATTTAATTCATTCCAGAGCTTCTCCAAATCAAGGTCTTTTACCCTTAATCCGGCTTCAATGGCTTCATCAACAGTACAGTATTTAGCCACCTTTCCGGCTTTCCCTATCTTATTGTTCTTAATAAGGTTAATAACACCTTCTCCATAGCTGAAATAACCCTTGCTTATTTGAGCATGTATTCCAGTTGGTTCTTTTTTATCTTTCGTAACCTTATATGTATCATAGGGTTTCACCTTAAACTCTCTGGAAATCAACTGCATAATCTCTTTTTTCTTCAAATAGGATTCAACCGTTTCTTCAATAAACTCTTTTGAGAATTTAGCCCTTTTATTTTCAAGAATCTTCTCTTTTAATACTTCTTCATAAATCTTCATTCCTAATTCCGTAGCCCCATCCTTTTTGATAGGAAGCCCGGTAATTTTAATATCAAGACCATCTTTTCCATCAGTAATATAAAGATAGTTCTTTTTATTTCCTTTCCATTCCTTTACAAGCCTATTTCCCTTCTTTATGTTCTTGCCTGTCTTTTCATCAACCATAGGTTGTTCTGTAAAAGGAAACATCATATAATGGATATAATCTTCAATATCAATTTTAAATGTTTCTACTGGAAAAGGAACATTTTCAAAAATTTTCTTGACAATCTTTTTCAAACAAATTGAAAGGTAATCTCTGTCTAAATGCTTTTCCTCTTTGGCAATTAACATGACACTATCCGTATCGCCATAGATTGCTTCAAAACCATAATTTTCTAATTCTTTTTGCGTGAACTCATGAATCTGTTGCCCTAACCAGCATGTATCCCATCCAATATTCTTTGTATGAATCTTTTCAAAAATAGAGCTTCTACTTGCTCCATATAATGAATTACAAAAAATCTTCAAAGCGTAAACCATTGGATAATCTTTACCATACTTTTTCTTTAATTCAATACGTTCCTTTAATCTTTTCTCAACTTCTTTACATAAAGCATGTTTGTAAGTGATATCATAATATCCTCTTGTTTTAAAAAGCTCATTCCCATTCCATCCTTTTCCTTCTTCGACTTCAGCAAACAAATTAAACATACACATAATATGAGGATATAGACTTGCGAAATCTACATACCATACCTGTCTTGCTTCTTCGTAATTAGGAAGTAGAACTCTCCCACCCATTTCTTCAGATTTGCTTTTCTTATCAGAGTATGTTGGTTCTGTGCCAAGAGCAAAACAGGCTGATTTATATGTCAAAGATGCAATTGAGTTCTTTATCCATGAAAGGTTTTGTACTTCTTTCCAATCAATTAGTTCTGTAAATGGCATCCAGTAAGTCCAGAGTTTATCAAATAAGCTTTTGGTTGCCATAATATCATTCCGGAGATAAGTAATAATTTCTTTCTTTTCTTCGTCAGTATAAGTATCTTTATAAAAAATCTTATAATCAATTGTGCTTTTCTGAAAAGGCAACTTCATTGTTTCAGCCATGCATTGTAGAGTATTTCTTTTGAACTTATAATTCATAAGTTCTCCTCTACCTTTATATTTAAATCCTTTTTTATCAATCATTGTATTTGACCCAAGGATTTTCATACAATCTACATGGTTTACTTTTTGAGAAGATTCAATTAAACCATTATTAACAAGAATCGGATAGTCAAAATCTTCACTATTAAATCCTATCAATACATAAGCTGTTCTTAATAATTCTTGTATTTTTTGTCTGTCTTTAGATACTTCAAGATAGTATTCTTTATTATCACGAAAAGAATAAATTCCTACCCATCTAACTTGGGCAAGTTCTATATACCTTTCGTTATCTGTTTGAATATCTATCTCCCTACCGTATTCATCCATAGAGTAGGTTTCGATATCATAAACAATAGCATTATTTAGTAAAGAATCAAGTGACATAATATTATGTGTTTGGTGTTTCGCCACAGTAATCTACCCCTTTTGCACCCTTTTCAACTGTTAATCTTTTTAATCTTGATTGAGAAGTAATAACTGCTGACTGTGCAGAATTAAAATAGTTCTGAAAGTCTGATTTCCATTTACGAATCTTTCCAATCTTGTGTCTAGCATTGGCTTTAACAACATTAACATCCTGTACCCTTAATTTCTCAAATGAGTTATATTGAGTAACTTCTTCTTCATGTTCAATTTCTTCCATTAAAGCGTCTAATGCACCAGCCACAGTTCCCAACTTCATTAAAGAGCCTGTAAGCTGTTCCATTGCTTGTGATAATTCATATTCATCAAGAATATCACCTTCAGTTAATCTCTTAGCCCAAGTATCCACAATGTTAAAATACTTCATATGAGATGCATAAAGCTTTTCAACTCCGGATTCGCCTTCTTTAATTAATTTATTTACATCTCTACTTGTCATTTTATTTTCCCTTCTTAAATTGATTTTTCAACCATTGATAAATGCGTCTGCGTGATGTCTTCTTCTGTACTTTTTCAGGAGCATTATCATACATATTGTTTGCTTCTTTTCTTAACTTTTTAGCTATTTTTCCATTCATTATGCTTCCTCTATTTGTTTTTTAAGTTCAGCTAATCTCTCTTTTGCTACTCTACCAGTTGCATCATAAGCTAAAATAGCATAATTATAAAGTTCTTTATAACGTGCTTTTAACAATTCTTTTTCACAGTTTTTACATGTCATTATTTCTTCTCCTTTGTTGGTCTGCCACGTTTCTTTTTTGGTTCTTCTATTTTTGTTTCTCCTGTTCCACCTTGCGGTGGTTTAATTTCCCCTTCTTCTTTAACAGGATGCGGTGTATACCCTTCTTTTAATGGGTCATAAGCAGATTTTGGTTCTTCTGAAGTTGAATATTTTTCTAAAATACCCTTTTCTTTTAACTCTTTTTCAATCTGTTCTTTTTCTTCCGGTGTTCCTTCTATTTTTATTTCAACTTCTTCTTGCTTAACTTCGTTTACAAACCCATAATCAAAAACAAAAGGAACATGAACATCTTCACCTTCAGAAGCAGATTTTGAAGATTTTGTTTTCTCTAATTTAAGCACACAATCAAAGCCAATCTTATCTTTTTCTGTTTTGTACCGTAATTTTCCATCTTTATCAAGAAAATATTTCTTAAACTCTTTTACAGGAGCATCAGCAGATTGTCCTTGACGCATGAAAATCATCTGTGAAGCCCAATGTTTAAGTGCTTCACCGCCTGTAAGCCCTGCTCTTGTAAAGAATGTTCCAATACCATGAATTCTAACCTGTCCAATCATTACAATACTTGCTTGAGCATTAAATACATCCGGTGCAACTACTCTAAAGAATTTACTTAATGTTCTTGCCAATTCAGCAATCTCTTTTTCAACAAGCTGTCTTTCTTTTCCTTTATTTTCTTGCTCATTTAAAGGTGACATAGCCTGTACTGAATCAATGGCGAAATAATCAACTGCTTTTTCTTTGCACAATGCACGAATAATTTCTAGTGCCTGTTCTGCATTTTGGCATTTTTCAGCTAATACTAATTCATCTAAATTAACTCCTAAAGCTTTAGCACGTTCTTTCTCAAAGCTATGTTCTAAATCAATATAGCAACAAATCTGTCCTTCCTTTTGTGCATGGGCAATTTGTTGTAAAACAATTGTTGATTTACCAACAGAATATCCACCATAGATAATAGAGAAAGTTCCACGCTTTGTTCCACCACCAATAAAATCATCAATAGCTTTTATTCCGGTAGGAATTACTTCAGATTCTTCATGAGAAACACCAAAATCTAAGACAGAATCTTTCTGTTTTTTATTAAAAGCTTTCATTGTTTCTTCTAATTTTTTTCTTCTTTCACTTTTATCCATTATTTTTCTCCTTTGAATGATATTCAGTATCACACCAAATACATCCATTGTCAGTTATCATATCATCCCTTACTTCCCTGTGACATTTATAACAAAAAATCCATCCTCTTTTTTTAGAATATCCTACTTTTCTTTCATACCCAATAATACCAAAATTTAATTTACTCAAAATTCTCCTCCAATTTTTATTCCTACTGTTCCATCTTTCAAATCTAAATGTGGAGAACATGCTATTTTAGTACCACTTACTAATATTCCTAAAATAATTATTATTCCTGTACTAAAAATAATGTATTTTAAATATTTTATATTCATTCTCTTTCCAACGCATTAATTAGAAATTCATAAATAAAAGTTAATATTTTTTTAATATCTCTTATATATTTTGTTCCATTGAAAAGTCTAAATTCTATTGTATTAAATTCTTGCAAACTTTTTACATTTAAAACATAATATTTTGAATCTAAATATTTAATGTTTGGAATATAATCCCCGGCTCTAAAAGATTCAAGTGTTTCAGCCTTTAGTTTTCTTAAATCAGATTTTTTAATTAATTGACAATACATTGCTAATCTATCTTCTGATACATTAAAATTTTCTACAATATAGTTTTGCCTAGCTATCATTTCTTTGATTATTTTTAAAATTTCTTCGCTTGTATAAGATGTCATATCAATGTGAATATGTAATCCACATTGTGCTGAAGAACAAGTACCTTTTCTTTTACGAATTATATGTAAAATCTCTGATATTTCATCAAGAGTTTCTTTTGTGAATTTAAGTTTGTTTATATCTTTTGGCTTAAATTCTAATCCGTTGTTTAAAGAAGTATCTGTTGTTACTGTCCAGCTTTTTAAAAGCTTTCTATAACGCTGACGCAAGACCATAATATCAACTTTTTCAGGAAATTCGGCTTCTAATTCAATCCCAAATCTTGTTTTATAAACCTTATTTTTATAAGATTTTAATTTTTTACTCATTTCCGCATCCTTCATCATAATATATATGGTCAATAAAAATATCCAGAAAATCATCCAAATCTACTACCGCCCACTTGTTTCCGTCTTTGTCTTGCATAGCATACATAGGAATTCTTGTGCTATGAAAAGGAAGCTCACCTTTTAGCTTATCCCAAACATCTTTCTTAAATGTAACAGATTTTTTATCAGTATCCTTACACTCAACAAGAAGATACTTATTATTCACATCTCCTAATTCACCACAGTTGCCACTTCCTTTTGTGCTTCTAGCATTAGGGTCAATACATTGTAATCTACTAGCAATATAATCTTGAAACTGTTTCCATTTAGGACTTTGCATTTCTTAACTCCCCCCATGTTGTTCCTACTGGTGTATAATGACTTATAAATCCGATTTCAAATCCGTATGGGTCAGTAGTTACTGTGTACCAAAAACAATCACAAAATTCTTCTGATGCAAAGAATCTAAAATAAACTTCTTTTTTTGTGTATTTGTTTCTTACTTTTGGTAATCTTTTCATTATTCTTTCCTCAAAAATCGGTTATACATATTTTGAAAAACTCCATAATCAGGATTGACTTCAAAAAACCAAGAATAACTAATTGCAAAATCATCAGAACCTGTATAATCAAAATCGTCTATAAAACTTATACTATCACTTGCCCCATTAAATTCCCACTCTGAATATTTATTTCCCATTATGCAATCCTTTTTAATGCTTCGTTTTGTAAGTTCCATCTCTTTGCAAAAAATTCTTTTCTCTCTTCCTTTTGTTCTGGATATTCATCCAAATAAACTCTAGCATAATTCTGGTAAATTTTTAATGATGGTTTTTTAATACCAATAGTATATCCTCCCATTTTTCCAATTAGAATTAATCTGTCTATTAATTCTTTTGTGGTAAATCCGTATGAATTTTTCATTCTAAATCACTCCAATCAAATCTAATCAAGTTGTCATCAATTTCGATTTTATCTAAATGATTTAACAATTGTGTTGCAAGTTCGATTTGCTTGACTAAATAATCAATTTGTGCCTGTTTATATTCTATTTCTTTTGTAATAATCTCTGCTTTTTCTTCATTTGTCATTAGAATTTAATCCCTTCTAATATACCAAGCATTGCTAAAATAACAGAATCACTTGCATCTTCATCATTTAATTTAATTTGGAAAGTGTTTTCAAGATAATCTGCTACTGCTTTCTTTGCCATTCCTCTACCATACCCGGCTTTTTTTGTTGTTTTAATTCCTAACTTTGCTCTACAATCTTTTGCCATAACTGTTTCATAGTTTACATTTTTCCTTATACATTCACTTATAGCAAAGGCATGGTATTTAGCTAATTCCAATGAACCTTTTCTGTTAAATCCAACAAAAACATTTTCAATAATAGCAATATCTTGTGAAGAAACCAAATATTCTAATGTTCTAACCATTCTTTTATATTTTTCTTTTGGGTTATTTCCTTTGAACTCAACAAAAATATATTCTACTTCTGCATTTTTTTCATCTGTTTTAATGATAGATACACCAGCTCTTGAAGCCCAATCAAAACCAATAGAAACAATGTTTCTTTTAACTTTATAGCCTGTTGCTATCTCAATCTTATCAATAGGGATTTTCATTTTAATCCTTAATCATACCTTTTCTTGTATCCACCTTAACAATGTAGGGGTTTTCTTCTTTGACTTCTTGCAAAGTTAGGATTATTTTAATAAGTTCTTCTTTTGATTTTTCTGATAAAATCTGTTTAGAATATTTCATTTCCGGACTTCCAAGATTTTAGTTGTTGGGTTAAAATATGTTGGAATAGTTACGTTTTGTTTTCCAATTTTACTATCACGAATTTTTGTTGCCAAGAAATATGTGTTTTCACCATCTATTCCGTTATTACCCCATAAATATTTACACGCTAAAGATGCAAATTCTTCAACTTGGTCTGGTGCAAACCATTCGTTGTTGGATTTTCTTATTTGTGTTAAAATAATCAAAAATCCTTTATGTTTTAACAGTTGCTGTTGAAAATGATGGAATGTGTTACTTGTTTGAGTAAAATCTCCTTCCTTCATTCTCAACCAATCTACAACTGTAATAGCATTATCTACTAATTCAATATCCGTTGGATGACAAACATTTTTTTCAGGCACTAAATATGCTTCGTTTGGAATTCCTAATGTCTGTGTTATTTTACCAATACCGCCTTCAGGCTCTGTATTAATCAAATACGTCTTTCTTTTCTGTTCCCATAGTTGCTTAATAATGTTACCTGTAATATGACTTTTTCCATGACCTGTAGGAGAACCAATAATAACCATACCACCTTGATAAAACCTTGCAATATTATGGAAAAAAGGGCAAACAAAATCAACTGGAATACCTAATTCTTCTTTTTGACTTGTCCATTTTACATTTTCAAGAACCTTATACTTTCTACCTTTAATATTTAATACTTTTTGTTCATCTTCTAAATGCTTCAATACATCTTCAACATCTTTTTGTTCCCTTTTTAACGAACTGGCAATTTGAAATGCTGTTCCTTCCTTAATAATCTCTAAGCGTTCCAAAACTTCTTGCGATAATTCTTCTTTATCATATGTTTGATATTTATCTAATTGCCTAAGAATATTTCTAATATCTTTATCAGGCATTGGGTTGTCTAACGCTTGGTTAAATACAGATAATGCTACCTTTGTATTTTCAAGATTTAATTTCTTCCTTAAAATACCGCCCATTTTTACAAATGTGTCATTACATCTACCTTCTAAACCATCAATAGTTGTACCTAATTCTTCTTTATCAATTGCTTCTTGAATGTCTTCTTCAACATTCTTTGTATTTGCATCAATAAGACCAAGAATAAAATCTTTTAATTCTTGTGGCATTTTTTGAATCTTTTTATTATTCCATTTTCTAATCTCACCATTTGCAGATGTTGGAGCAATAGCGATATAAGCATTATTACCACGAAGCTCCATATCATAACCTTTGTTACGGAAATTCAAATGTTTAATACCACTAAAATCTTCCTCATAAACAAACACCCAATGCCGACCTCTTTTGGTATCTTGAATTAAAGTGTTTTCAGGAAGTAAGTGTTTAACCTTTTCATATGTTTCATCTGAATCAATATCAATTGCTATAACATTTGATGCTTCGCCTAACCGTATAGCAAGTCCGTATCCTCTATCAACCCATTCTTTCCAGATTTCAGGGTCTTTATAATTCTTTTCTGTCCACATAAAACCTTTTTGTGGGGTTTTAGAATTTGGTTCTAAAGGAAAAAGACTAAAATTATTCTTCTTATATAAAGAAAGAATATCATTTATATCATCTTTTATTTCAACTTGGAATTTGTGCTGTAAGTAAACAGCAATATCAGCATCAGAGAAATCAGGTTTCTTTGTTTTTCTTATCAAATCAAAAATATCACCCTTGAAATTACACTCCGGATGATTACAATAGAAATTAGTTTTTTGGTTTGGATAAAGAAAAGCTGTTTCACGTTTACAAACAGGACATGGAAAAGCACTCTTATCATTCTTAATTTCTGTAGATAAAAGGTCTTTTAGGTACTCAACTAAAACTTGAGCATATTGATTTTTGATATGATTATGCATTTTTTTCCTAACTTAAATAAGTTCTGAAATTTTTGGATTCTTCAAAAAAGATGTTAATAGTTTAGAAACATTCATTAAATCTTTTAGGCAAATAATTTCAACAGGAGTATGCATGTTTCTTAAAGGAACTCCTATAACACTTGCTTTTATTCCGTTTAATTCTGATGAAACCATCAAAGAAGTAAATCCACCTGAAATAGCATTTGCTTGAGTTTGGAATGGTAGTTTTTTAGTAATGGCTGTTTTTTCTAAAGCAAGATAGAACTCTTTATCTAAGCCAAGTCCTCTATAAATAACACCGCCATTTCCAAGTTCACATGTTCCAACTTGTCTATCAAGAACATCACCAAAGCCATAATCTGTTCCAAATGTAACATCAATTGAAATGATTGCTGATGGATTAAAGCGATTTACGATAGTTGGCAATCGTGTTCCTGTTTCCTCTTGGGAACTAAAAACAAAAACAATGTTAATCGGAGGTTTTGATTTTGCAAATTTCTTAATAGTGTTTAATAAAACCCAACATCCGGCTTTATCATCAAAGCCATATCCAGCATAAAAATCTTCCATTAATTTATAGAAATGAGGATGAAATACAACCGGGTCACCAATCTTTACATACTTTGATACTTCATCAAATCTTCTTACACCAATATCAATCTGTGCATCAGATAAATTTCCTACATTTTCATCATCTTCATCATAAACCAAATGAGAATGCGTTCTATCTACTACAGCATTAATAATACCACCATCTGTAATGATGTTTAGATGCCTTGCACTAATAATAGATGAATCACTTCCTCCAAGCATACCAATGCTTAATAAACCCTCTTTGCTGATGTTTGTTACAACATAACCTATTTGGTCTAAATGAGCATCAATCATGATGGTTTTTGATGTATCTACACCATCAATTTTCACAATAACATTCTTCTGGAAATCAACTTCTACATTGCCCTCTTTAAGAACTTCTAACACTTGGTCTTTTATGTAATCGGCAATATAGCCTTCAAATCCAGAAGGAGAAGGAACTGTGATTAAATTCTCAAGCTGTTTAATCTCTTTATCAGTCATGGTTTATTCCTTATTTTTTAACTTCTGAATCATCTCATAATTCTTAGTTGCAATTTTTTCAAGTTTTACAAGCACCTTATCAATATCATCTTCAATACATCCGGTGATTGCTTGGTTTGCAGAATTTACTGCTGACTGTGCTTCAAAAGATGCTGATTGCTGTTCCTTTAAATATCGAACTTGACTTTCTAGCTGTTTTACTCTGTAAAAAGCATCCTTTTGTGTCATGCTTGGTTCATCTGGTTCGGTTGTTTCATCTTCTGATTTAACATCATCCTCTTTAACAGTATAACCTTTGATTACATCATTGCCCTTATCTGTTTTCAAAATAGAAACTTCAACAACTTTTTTTGTATACTTATCTTTAAATTCCTGTGCATTAATTGTACTATCAAGTGTATACCAAACCTTTTCTTCTTCTTTGAAAGTAACACCAGCATTTTTTACCGAAACTCCAGCAACTGTCAATTCTTTTATAATCAATTCATCTTTGACAGGTTCTGCTTTTTCTTGCTGTTTAGGTTCTTCTTTAGGAGTTTCTTTTGGTTCTTCTGCTTTAGGTTCTTCTTTTTTCCCATCAGCAAGAGTAAGACGCATAATTGTTCCGTTATGTCCTTTTTCTTCATCAATCTCTACTTCAACTTTCTTTCCATCTAACTCATCATAGAGATTTTTTCCCTTTAAAAAGGCATCTACCTTTTCATCTACATCATATGCTGTATTAGATTCTTTTAACTTAATAACAGCATCATCCTTCATAGTCCATGCTACTGTCTGAATAACTTTTGCCATAAATCAGCTCCTTAAATTTTATAAATTGCTTTTTCTAAAAGTTTTACTAAACCTTCAGCTTCAGCCTTTGTAATTTGAGAAATCCCGGCAACTCTAATCCACTGCTTTTTAGGGTCAGCATTAGGGTTCGTGTTCTTATTAGAAACTTCAATACGAATCTTCTTTTCACCACCATCATACTGATAAGCAACCACGTTTAAATAACGATTGCCACGTTCCTTACCAACATTAATTCCTTCTTTGAAAAGCTGAACATCTTTTTTTCTATCATAACCTTCATTTGCCATTTTCTTCTCCTTTATTATACATCTCCATTTTCTTGAATTTTTTCATCTTCGTATTCTGCTAAAATCCTTCTTTCAATCTCTGTAGCACATTGACGCAACTCACCACAAAAATTTTTATAATTATTGTAGCTTGGCTTAATCACTTCTTTACAATACTTATATAAGAGATAATTAATATCGCCATCTGCTTTTAGACCAACATTCTTCATGTTAAAATACAAGCCTTCAAGTTCTTCTCTCCTATCCCTTTTAATATATGGCATATCAATACTCCTTCTTTAAATCTATTTTTTCCTGTTGTTTTGATTTACGCTTCTTTGTTTTATGTACTTCGGTCTTTGGATTCTTTTTCCAAGTCTTTCTTATTGATTTATAAATATCCAAAGGGTCAATCTTCATACTTTAACCTTCTTTTTCTTCTGACTTCTTTTTAATTTGGATTTTTCAGCATCTATCTGTTGCTTCTTTGTATCTCTTTCAATGGATTCTTCATAAGTACGAACTGATTTCTTGCTGTAAATTGTATCAAATCTTTTTCCCAAAGAGTTTTGAAATGGCAAATTATTATAATCTATTGTTTTCTCATAATCTAAATTGTTTAATTGTTTCAAAATAGGTTCTTCCACCCACCCCGGCAAATCTATCAGATTAATAACAAGCTGTCTTATCTCTACATCTCTTGGTGTATCGTGATTTTTGTTTACTAAAATGTTATCTGACTTATCTCCTAACCTGTATTTCTTTGCCCTGATTTTTAGAGGTTCTTTTACAATTTCGTAATATCCTTTATTAGCTTTATTCGTTGGACTTTTTAAATTTGGATTAAAAATCTTAACATTTTTATAATAAACTAACTGTGAAATATCTTCATCAATTGTCATTAAAACAATTTCGTCATAGTTTTTAAAATACTTAACTGCTACAGCCATAATATCATCACACTCAATACCATACTCCGTAGCCATGTCAATATCATAGTCTTCTATATTTAATTCTTGCCCTTCATCTGTTAAACATAAATCAGCAAAGTTAAAAGCATTATTTAATTGTAGTACATGCCAATTAGTATATTTATCTAATTGTCTTTCCAACCTATTGATGATTGCATATTGAGCTTTCCAATCAATTTCTTCATGGCTTTTTCTTAAAGCCTTTCTTTGCCCTTTATATTCCGGTAAGAACGCTTTTCTCCATGAATTCCATCCATCTTTAGCCACTATTACAATATCATCTTTATCTATTCCTATCTTCTTTAAAGTTGCATAACAGGTATTTAAATATGTATAACTAGCCGGACATCTTGGGTCATCATCTGTGCCTTTTAGCAACAGTCTTCTTTTTTCAGCACCCCAAGCAAAGATACTGCGGTGAGTAAGAACTCCGGCATCTAGTATTACAACCTTTTTCATTAAAAATCTCCGAAAATATCTGGTGATTCATCATATTCTTCCATATGGTCATTAACTAACATGTCCATACATTCATAACTATAAACATTTATGATGACATCATCTAAATAATAATCTGTGACTTCTAAATATTTTTCATCAATAGGAATTAGCTCTTTGTAATATGTGCAATATAGATTTTCATTATCTCTATTAATTTTGACTTGGATTTTCATGTTATCCTTTCAAAGCTTCATCAATAGCTGTTGATAGCAAATCAATTTCATCATCATCTAAAACTGCACTTACTCCTTCTTCTTGTCCATCAATACCCAAAAAAGCATTTAATACGTCCTCAATCACTTCCTTCCTAGGTTTCATTTTCTTTCTCCTTGTTATTGAAATAATTTTTTTACTGCTTCGCTGTATTTAGGAACATTATCTAATTCTTTTGGTAGTTCCCCTGTTTCTATCATCATCTTGGTATGCATATAAGCCATTATATTCCATACTAATGCTGATTCATGGTCTTCATCTACAATGCCCATCTTCATCTTTTGTAAATGTCTTTCAGCACTTTCTATGTATCTGTTTAATGGCTGTCCTTTTTCCCAATTTCGGTCACCATACTTCTTTGCTCCGTTAGCAAAATGCATAGCAAGTCTATTCAAAGCCAAAGGTGGAATCAAATCATAACGTGGTTTCCCTTCATTTGTATCCCTTTTGCTACCTGTTTCAAACTGCTGTCTTTTTCCACTATCCTTGACTTCATTAAATTTCATATTATTTCTCCATCTTTTTTAAATTATATCTCTTATCTAAATATTCCAGTAATTGTTTTTGGTTAGGAAATATATCTCCACCGCTTCCAAGAACCCAACCAAGAAAAGATTTATTATACTTTGAAAGAGCCATTGTTTGAATTAAATAGATAGGTATATTTCTTTCATAAGCATAACCGGCTTCAAAATATGTACCGCAAGGAGAATCGCCTTCATTAATCATACAGATAATAAAATTGGAATTCCGAACATAATCTACATCACCAAACATATGATGCAAATCTGCTTTTGTTGTTTCTGTTTGTTTTAAAGATGTTTTTCCTCTCCAAATTTTATCCATTGCTTCACGAATCTTATCTCTTTTACCTGAAGAAATCCAATCCTCTAATTTCTCATGGAATTCTTTTACATCATATCCTGTGCGTTCTTCTTCCATAATAGTAGGGTCAAAGACATAAACTGGATTATTATTTGAATCGAATCTGGATTCCAATTCAGGTCTTAACCTATCTCTCCAACCCCTACCATTATCTTTATCTTGGGTTTTCTCCATAGCACCAATTAAGTAGGTTTTTAAATAGTCATTAATAATTTTTTCGTTGTTTGCCATTATAAATTCCACTCATAAATAGCAGAGTTTGTCCTTTTGTAAAACCAGTTTAAAATTTTTGATTCTATTAACTCATCAACGGATTTATATATTGCTACCGATTGAGTTGTAAATGGATGTCTGCTCCATCTTTCATGCTCTCTTTCTGGAACAATAAGAATCAAAGGTTTATCAAATGCCAATGCCATTCCACATTCAAAGTATGTTCCAACAGAAGGTCTTGGACTTCCATACTGATTAAAATTAGCAATAACAATATCTGATTTTTTAATAGCTAATTTATCTCCTTCATATATTGCCTTGCCGGGAACTCTTTCATTTGTTAGACCTTCTTTATCTATAACAGCCCCTACTTCCCCATTCCAAGGGTCAAGAAAACAAATCTCATACATTCCTTGCCCTTTCCAATTGGCATAGCTTTCTCTTAATCTATATCGCCAATCAACTGTTGGTTTTTGAGCTTCACCGCCCAACATGATTCCACCCAAGTAAACATACATTAGATTTTTAGGAGTTTCTTTTAACATAATTTTCCTTTGTAGAATGTAAGCTTCCCAAACCTTTCACTTCAAGTATAACATATTTTTTAAAAGTCGTCAAGTTTTAAAAATACACTATTTAATTTTCTCCTTTGCTTTTAAATCGGCAATATATTTCTTGTTCTTTTCATCTAATTCGGATTCTAATGCCACATTTAAATCCTTACCATTCTTCCTTGCTTCTTGTACAGCCTTTGCAACCTTATTAAGAGTTGTTTTAGCGATACCACCTGTTGCTTCTAAAACTCTACCAACTATGATGCCAAGCAAGGATGGACATAAGATGATAATTAAAACAACACCCCAAAATCCCCATCCGGCTAATGCATTGATATAGCTTTTTACTCTTTCAGTAATAGTCATTTTACGTTCTTGCTTCTGATAATTCGTTTGATATTGATAGAATCCTTTGGAGCATGACTTTACTGTGCCATCTTCATAATACTCAATCTTTCCGGAGCATTTAAATTTGGCTGATGATTTGTCCGTTGATTGTGGTAATGTATTTGGAGTATCAAATGTTACTCTTGGTAAAAGAGAACATCCGGTCAATGCAAAACACATTAAAAATAATACGATTAGTTTTTTCATTATTTCTTCTCCTTCGGTCTTAAAATAACTTCTAATTCAACACCTTCTAATTTATTTTCTAAAATTATATTGTCAATATGATTTCCACAGAAAATTCCATTCTCACTTGATGTACCGCCATCATTTAAAATTTGAAATCTATAATAACCAATGTTAATCTCTTTCATTCTTCATCCTTTGGTTTGTAAAATTTATATCCGTCCTCATCTATATTTAAAATCTTTTTCCCTTTTGAAACTAACTCATTTATATATTCTTCTTTATTTAATTCAGTATGCCCAATTGGTTTGATATTCTTATGCTTCATCAACTCTAAAAAAGCTACCTCTTGCTCCTCATAGGTTAATGGTCTAAAAAACTTCGCTTCAAGTTTCTCAAGCAGAGCATAATATTCTTCTAAAATCTCAACATTTAATGACCAAAGTGCTTTCATAGCAAATTACCCCAAAAATTAGGCTGTTTTTTCCTCTGTTTTTTCATTAACTTGTTCTAGTACAACAGGTTCTGTGTTTTTATTCAACTCATTTTTTGCAAATTCTGTTGCTTTTTTAATGTATTCAAGCTTCCTAAAGTGTTCCAAATGAACAGGTAACGCACCGGAAGCCCCTTTTGTGTGCCTTTTGTTATAACCCTTGAAAGTAATAGAGTTATAGCGATTTGCCCTTCGTTGTTTTCTATTCATAGTTTTCTCCTTTTATACTCCTATACAAGTATACCATATTATTGCAAAGTTGTCAAGTTTTTATACGTCAAATGTTTGATTATACATCAACTGCGTCGTCCTCTGGACGCAATTTATAAGTGCATTTTAAATGCTGAAGTTTTCAAAATAATCAATACGAAGTATATAAAAAGTAATAAAACAATACTTCGTATTGATTTTATTAAATATAAGCAGTAATATTTTACTGCTTTTTATAATAGAAATACTATCGTATTTCTTTTTATAAAAGTGGTAAAACATAATACAATATAAGTATATCAATGATATATTATATAAGAGATTATTTCTCATTCCTTATCTTTTCACAAAACTCTTTAATCATTTTCTTATCTGGTTCAGCATATATTTCTGTTGTTTTAATATCAGTATGACCCATTACTTTTTGAAGATAAGAGATATCCATTCCTTTTGATAAACAATATTTCGCAAAACTTCTTCGCATTGTTCTTGGTTCAATAACTTCATTGGTAAGGTTCATCTGTTTTTGAATCTTCTTGAACATCATTTGAATCTGTTGGTAACTAAAAGGAAAGACCTTATCACTTTTTTTCTCACAATGAGTTTGTAAATCTTCACATAGTTGGTCATTCAATATTGGCACAACCCTGTCCTTATTTCCTTTAGCATTATAAAACACAATGTCTTTGGTTTCAAAGTTGATATCGGACACTTTTAGGTTAATAACCTCTGATGGTCTAGCTCCTGTATAAAACATAAATCTTAATACTAAATCTTTCTCTCTATAAAAATATTTTAATAGAGTTGGTAATTGTTTTTCAGTAAAGTAATATTCAATTTTCTGACGCTGTGTTTTCTTCCATTTAGGAAATTCAAATTCCTGTCCGGTAAATTTAGAGTAAGCAATCATAGCAATTTTAAACGCATTGAATGTAGCATTACTCTTACCTTCTTCTTTCCATTTAAGAAGATAATTATTTAAATTTTCTTGGTTAATATCTCCATTACAATAATTATTAAAAGTATTTACTTGTTGATAATAACTCTTAATAGTTTTAAGAGAATTATAATTTAGTTTTAAGTATTCTAAAAATTTATCCATTACTTCTCTCCCTTATTTAGTTTTCCATCAGCAACAGCAACTTCGTGGAATGTTTCAAATAAGTCGGCAATATTAGGGTTATCGTTTCCTCTCCGTTCCAAAACTTTTAAAGCCACAG